GGACAAAAGGGGGAAAGAGGAAACAAGGGGGAAAGGGGACAAAAATTTGAAAGCCATTTCCGAAAGTGATAGTCGAAGCGTTTTTTCGTCTCACAGATCTTACTTTCGTCTCAATCAGTCCTGCGATTGGACAAATAGTCGCTGGCATCCGTCCATTTGGCTTCTATCATCGCTGGAAAGGCGTGTAAGAGCCTGTCTGACGCGTTTTTCTGATTGACCCGATAACTTTCACGTCTGAACCCGAAAAGCCGTTCTCAACGCTTCTACATCGTTCTAATCGCATGGTCTAGTTCGAGATATGCTATCATCAACGGAGAGCCGTCTACGAGCGTCTATGTCGCGTTTTTGCAATGAAGTCGATAAAGTTATCGTCCAGCACCTAAAACGCCTTAAAACAGGCTTTCTCTCGGTGTTTAAGCGAAACAAGAAAAAGCCATCCTGTCATAAGTTGACAGAACAGCTCTTGGCAGTTCGTTGTATTGCGCTCATTCTTCAACCAGAGTGATTTTCGGAAGCTGGTCAACAGGTGTTCTCATAACCCACTGAAATGTCTCCCAAAGCCCATCGTACGTCTGGAAGATGTTTGCATGGCGTCTTTCATCGCCCCAATGAGCCCCGATAAAAAGTCTTACGGCAAAATCATCTTCATTGCGTTGCAGGCCAATGGACATTAACAGTTTTTGTATCGATTCTGCGTCATCTTTTCGTTCTCCTTTCAATCCATCCAAGTATACTCTTGAAACCGTTGGATTTGCTTGTTAAACGTGATGGGAAGGTCGCCTATCTCGCCTTCTTTGTTCTTGCTCAGCCGGAACAGGTATTTGTCGGGGTTATCGCCGGACAGAAGGATGATTGCATCTGCGTCCTGTTCAATCTGTCCGCTCTCTCGCAAGTCAGAGTTGGTAGGCGTTGCTCCGGGCTTAGATGGGTTTCGATTGAGCTGCGCCAGAGCTACCACGACAATGCCTGTGGTCTGCGCCAGCTCGTGTAAGGCAATGGATATGGCCGTAATGGCGGCATATCTGTCCTTTGCGCCTGTTTCGTGGATGAGTTGAAGATAGTCTACGAAGATAACTTGAGCCTTTTTACGGAGAGCCTGAGCCTTCATCCACGCCACGTTTTTTCCTGCAGCGGAGCGGATATATAAGGGCATCTTCATGTTCTTTGCCTGTCCGTCAATCTCATTCAAGCTGACCGCCTTATTTTTCACCGTGTCCAGAGGGCAGTATATTTGATTAGCCATCAGACGTGCGCCCAATTTGCGTTTGCTGGTTTCTAGACTGAAATAGTACACGGTGTAGTTTTGCTTTGCCATGCTTGCTGCTATTTGCAAGGACAGGGCTGTCTTGCCCGCAGACGGTCTGCCGCCGATGATGATGAAATCACCCGGTGAGATGTGCAGCGCTTCATCCAGACGCTCTAGGCCTGTCTTGATATACACAGGCTTCTCGTCCATGTGAAGCACATAGTCGTTCAGCACATCCTCATATGTCCACGCATCTTCTTCCTCAGCTTTCAGGCTCATTGCCTCGCCCATCTGCTGGTAAATGTCTGATAGATCGGGATAGTCGGTAAGCTCACTGGTCATCTGAAATGCCAGACCTTGCACACGAGTGAGTGCAGCTTGTTCTCTGATAAGCTGTGCCCAACGCTGCATCTGCTCCCTGTCAATTCGTACACACTCTGATTCACAGGTTTGTACACACGCCAAGAGCGTCTGCGCTACGTCTGGATGCTGCGTATTTATCTCGACTATATCTATCTTACCCCTAGCCGTCCAATAGCCCTGAACAGCCGCAAAAGCGTCTCTCAGCTCAGGTCTGAACAAGTCAAGTTCAAAGTCTGGTATGATTTCATCCACGACGCCCGGCTTGCAGAGCATCAGCGCACCGATAAATACCGTTTGAACGTCCATTGTCATAGTCTAGGAAACTCCATCTCCGTACTTTGATCGTACTGGTCATCCTGTTTCAATGCGTAAATGTCTTGCCACCCAGCATAGATGCTCTGGTCGAGAATGGCTTTCCAGTCGTGCCGATCAAACTTTTCCAGTTTGTTGCAGAGCATCTGTTTTGCCCGGTCTGTCATAGGCTTCTTGATTCTTGTACGCATCTGTGCGAACTCTCGCAGTGATTCCAGCAGGGCTTTATCGCCATGAGCAAAGTCGGAGAAGATGTCAGGTTTCTTCTTGACTGCACTCTCCGGTAAGGCCTTGACGTTCGTCTGACTGTCAGTTGATACGATAGGTTCATTGTCATCTGACCTTGAGCTCATAGATGAGCTGACCTTCATCTCATTTATGACATGATGATGAACCGACTTCCGTGTATGCCATCCTTTTGACGCAATACCGCTTCTTTTCCACTCTTCATCGAGCAGATGCTTAATCAAAATGAAACAAGATTCTGCTTTTTTTGAGTTCAAAGTTGCGTCTTTTTCTTCAAAAACGTATGCACAGATTGCATCGTACAGTTCCAGTTTCTCTTTACTTTTCAGTGTGGAGATGGCTTCAAAGTAGTATCGTTGGAATGTAAAGCTGTCTCGTTTTTTGTCCATGCTCAGTCCTCTTTGTATCGTTTGTTCCATGCTTCGATAGCGTCTTTGCGTCCATCTTGGATAATTTCAATCTCTCCACTATCGTTCATTCTAAACTCGATTCGATACTCTCTATTGGGATTTGTGAAACCACATTTATTGCATCGGATGTTAAATTCGTATCCTTTTATAAGGCTTCTTGAAAAATCCTTCTTTATGGAAAACACGGCTTCCGCACCGCAAAACGGGCATCTCTTGAGCTTTTCCATCCTTTTTCTCCTTTATATTGTTCTTACTGCTCTTTTATTCCAGTCTACAATTGACGATGGCAAAAAATAAAAAGTTTTAGAACGTCTGCCACATTTATCGCATAAAACTGCATAACGCTCATAAACACCAAAAGGATCTTTTTCTTTTTCGATATGTGGCTCCGCTCCGCAAAGGCATAATTTCAATTCTGTCATTTTCTGAACCTCTCTCTCGTTCTCGTGATTCGTTTGCAACCTTCAGATAGCTTTGCACCTTTACGGTATACAGGCCGATTGTGCTTCTGCTTGATGCAACCGCACTGCGTTTCGGACTGTCTGATAGCATTTGCAAGATGTTCAATTGATGCAGCACATCGGTTCACCGCTTCTGTTATCGCTCCTACTAGCGCTTCAAATTCATCCATCTTGAATCCTCCTTACGCATACCATTTCGGTGCTTTGCCAAAGATTTCAACGCCTTCTGTAAAACCAAGCCTATCTAAGGTTTCGCACATAATGCCATCCATCACGCCATGCACACGCTCCTCATCATCTCCGTATACTCTGTACGCTTCTCGCATGGTAGCCGTAAACGAATCAATCATATCTTGCGTAACAACGATATTGTTTTCCATAAGTCCTCCTATACCATCGGAAACGCCATCCAATGCGTTACCGTCACATCTTTCGGCAGTCTCTCGCCTATCTCATCCCAGAACTGGCCGTCTGCGTAACAGCCTAGAAAATACGTTGTCGGCGAGATTCCTTGCAACATTTTTCCATCTTTATCACGCCACGTTGTCTTAGTCGCAAGCAACAAAGGCTGCGTTCGTTCTCGTGGCTGTTCGCTTGCTGGATGCCAGAGGGTGTTAGCCATTTTTATACCCCTGCCTTGTACATCGTATATAAGACCACAAATCCAATCGAAAAAGTAAAAATGTGGAGAATTACATCCGCAAGAAGCTTTATCTTTTCATCGGAAATTTCGTCCAAAAATATATCCCATATCAAAATTTTTTCAATGAGATATGCTATCTCACATATAAATATTCCAACCAGAAAAGAAGCTAAAACCACAATCAACGCATTTCCAAGATTACTCATTCTCTTTTTTCTCCCATTCCTTGCATCCACGTTCGTCCCACACGAAGTCTGCAACGTGTTCTGACTGGTCGTTCACGCACACGCCCTCCGGCTCTGCGTACCATTTGCAAGAGCCACAGGACGGCTCAGATTTGTTCTTGCAGGATTCTGCTGTGCATCGGATAGCCTTGCCAGCGGAGAACTGCTTGATGCCCATGCAAGAGCAATGTTCAGCGGTGCAGTAGAAGTTCATTCCTTCTTACCTTCCTCTCCAATTTCGTAAATGCCCATGCAAATTCCGGTTTTCCCGTCGCCACACGGGTGCGACTGTAAGTTATCTTGGAAAATTTTACGGATTCCGCCATTTTTATAAGCCGCAAACACGACATCAAGGTTGGCATAATCCAAAAATTTTTTTCCATCCCAATACAAAAGCTTCCCACATCGTTTGCATTTGCAAACTGTTACATTTCGCATTTTGTCATTCCTTTCTCACACGTTTTCCCCTGTTGAACCGCCCGATCACTCGCTTATACTCTTCATAGCACTCCGGGCACAGGTCACCTGTGTCCCTGCGCCACGCCCAGTCCTTGAAGTATTCGTCAGGGTTCATCATCCTGCCGCCCAGAACCGCTCCGCAGCGGTCGCACACTCGCTTGTGGTAGATTCCTCTGTCAGTTTGCATCGCCTTTTACCTCTCTGTACTCCACGTCAATCCCCTTAGGCAAAGCCGTCTGGTACTTCTGAGCCAACTGCTCTGCGCTCTGGGCATCACCCAACGGCTGTTCAGGCGGCGCAACGGTGACTTCCACGTTGTCACGCATACCAAAGTAGTTCTTGGCTCGGAAAATCCATTCTGCCGGGTTCTCCTGACCATACATACCGTTGTACGCCCACATGGACTGCATTTGCAGAATCAGCTTCAGGATGTACTTCTGCTGCAAGCTGTCGTCACGGCGCTTGCCCGCCATAATCTGCTTCAGGCTCACCCATTCGATGCCCAGCACCAGTGCAATCCATTCGACCACAGGGGAGATTCTGGCTTCGATGCAAGCGTCAAAGAAGAAGTCAAGGCGTTGCTGCACTTCAATCGGGTTGTTCATGTCCACGCTCGGAAGGTCGCCAAAATACTTGGCTGCAATCATGCCGATGACCTTCTTGTCCTCTTCATCACCGATTCTCGACTGCAAATCGCCCGTGTTCAGCATCTTAGACCTTGTGATTGCTAACTCCTGCTGTTCTTTCACCTTTTTACTCACCTGTGATCGGATAGATTTCCGCTTGTTAAGCATCTGTTGTTTCTTCTTCTCACGCTCTTTCTCACGCTTCGCAGCGGCTTCTTCTTTCGCCTTTTGCGCCCGCTTCTCACGCTTTTTCTTTTCGGCTTCGGTCAGCGGCGGTCTGCCACGACCACGCTTCGGGGACGTTGCCATGTATCAGACCTCCTTTGGCGGTTCAGGAAGTGGCATCCAATGGGTGACGGCGTATGGAATTTCACTCCCGACTTCTGCCCAATTTTTGTAAAAGTCCATAAAACCAAAAATCGTATCACCGTTATCGCAAAATGCAAGAACTGGAGTATGATGTTTTGGTTGCCTATCCTTGACGCTAATCCATTTGTCAGGAAAACCGTTCTCGCTATAAGAAACCGTTTCAAAATAGTGCGTAGCCATTCCAAGTTCTTGCTCAATATCGCTTAGGATGCTCTTGTCATCCTCATCTGCTTCGGTTTCAAGAACAAGGTAAATCCGCTTTTTCAAATTCTCACCTCTTTATTTTCGTTTCGATGTTGTCCAGCGCCCGTGCAATCCGCCAAACAGAACAGCAACTGCCAAGTTCGTTCCACCAAGCGCACTTTTCTTTCTCGCATACACACCGACCAAGCGGGTTACTGGTCATCTTCATCGGGCAGTAAAGTTCGTTATCCATCATTTCCACCCCATAACAACAGCCGTACAAACGGCCAGACACACGTTGACGAACAGCCAGACGAGCATTGCCTGACGTTCTTCAAACAGGTTGTCTGCCGTGTTTTTGATTGTCCGTTCGGACTGAACCACCACCGCCAACAGGACTAGACAGACTAGCCAGCGAGTTGCAAATTCAAACATCATTTTTACCACCTGTCCATAATTTCAAATTCTCTCATGTGAAGTTTTCCTCCGCAAAATGGGCAAATCCTTTCTTCTTGAAACTCTTTCTTTGTCATGTACGCTTCATGCTTCATGGAGGTCACGCATCGATCACAGGCATATGTCAAAATGAAGTGAACCGGCTTTCTTCTTTCTTTTCTTTTGGATAAATCTTTTCTTCAAATACATCGTACAGCTTTTGGAAACCAGCTTTTGCGTTCTTTACCCACATATCGTGCCCGGCTTCTGCTTCCTCTTTGCTGTCATATCCTCGAACAACAATCCACTCCCCACCCCTAAATTGTTCGTGTTGAATCGCCGTTTCGTAATTCCAATCCCTATCGTCAACAGCGCAAGTGTCAATGTGATAGCCATTGACGGTATCTTCTTTCAGCTCTCGTTCATAGCGAGGGCGTTGATTCATAAATCCAAAAAACTCACTTGCAAAATCAAACATTGTTATCCTCCATCAAATCGTCCATGCTCAACTGACCACTGATGTTGTCATCTTCCATCCACCAGCGAAAAACGTCCATGCCGGTCTGCCAGTCGCACGGCAAACCTTTTGATTTTCTGACATCAAGCATTCGTTCAAACGCCGAGATGTACATTTTCTCGTAGGCTGGCCAGCGCATAAACTCACGCTGTTTGCCCCCCCTACCGGCCATAGGACAGCCGATACAGCCAACACGCTTCTGCCCTTCGCAATACAGCGGATTAACAGGTAGGTGTTCGCTATGCGTGTAGTCCCACACATCATCGTCAGACCAGTCCACAATAGGATTGACAGTCATCTTGCCCTTGAGGTTGCAGGTCTCGAACAGTTGTCGCTTTTCATCGTTGTCGCCCATAAGAATGATGCGTTTTCCCTTGTCACGATGGCTAAACTCCATCGTTCCACGGTTTTTCTTTCTGTTTGTTGATTCAGCCCAGCGAACGCCGGTAGCGATAAATCTATCGCGGCCAGTATTTTCTTTGAGAATGGCACAGCAATACCGTACAAGTCTTGTCGGCGGCATCAGCTTTTGCGGAATCAGTGTCCACACGGACACAGGTTTGTCCTTGTATCGTGGCATGACGATGGAACATTTTATTCCACGCTCTTCCATCGCCTTGAACTGCTCACGGATAAAATAGACCGTCTCCGGCGCATCTGCTGTGGTATGGCTGTTGACCACCTCGAAGTTGATTCCTGCACGTTCAGCCAGAGCTACGATCACTTGTGAATCCTTACCTCCAGAGTATGTGACCATGAGTGGTTTCTTGTACCGATGCTCAGACAGCCGTGCAGCGTCCTGCAACCTTGCGATAGCAAGATGTTCCTTATCCATCAGCTCCACCTTTCTCTCAACTCTTTTTCGACCTGTTCTGACTTTGCTGTGATGTAATCTGCAAACTCGTCAGGGGTCATGTCCTCTTCTTTGAACTTGCCAACCATCTCCCAGTCCCTGTCACCAATGCGGATGATTTTCTGCACCTGTTCATCGGTCAGGTCTGCATCGCACCGAAGGTTTTGAATTAGTGCGCCCCATGTGGCAGCAATGCCATCCAGAGCCATGCGAAAGCCATACAACTGGTTCTGCCGTGCGATTTTGCGGAGGTTGGCTGACATTGCCTGTTTGCCATTCGAGGGGCGGTTTCTGCGCTTACTCATCTTATTTCTCCTTTCAATAAAGGTATCGCCATGCAACGATTTTGGAATCGCTTGCAACCCATTCTCCACTACTTTGAAACCAACGCTTGTCTGCGTACTTGCGATATGCAAGGTCAAGATCGCCGTTTTCAAACTTTATTTCGACAGCTTCACCGCATTGCGGTTGAACATTCATGCTGTTCCACTTGTTTTTGTTTCCAGTGTCGGGCTTCTGTTCATCAGGTGTTAGCCAGTCGTTCAGTTGCTTCATACAGGACGGGCAAAGTTGAATCGCCCCTACTTGGTCATCGCATCTCCATTGTTCACCAGATGGAGTGTTATCAATAAAAATCACCGCATTTGATTTGCGATTTCCATTCACATCAGGAGGTGTATAGTTATAGATTTCACCGCATCGGTCGCACTTAAATACCATTGCCATGCTCTTTCTCCAATCTCTTTAGCAGTCCATCCACGTCATACCGCCAATGGACACGCAGCCTTTTTGCTTTGACCTCTATCCCCTCTTGCTCTGCCCACTGCCAAGGGATGCTCTTGCGGTTCTCGTTGTAACGGAACGCCAGAACCTTGCTGGCGGGGATTGCAAAGGTGCGGTTGACCGCTCTGTAATTGACTATCACATGGGCGGTCTGACCGCTGTACCCCATTGCATCCACCATGTCCGTGATGTGCTTTTCCTTGCGGTATTTGCACTTTGCCTTGTCGTACTTGCCAAACACCTTTTCCAGAGGGATAGAGGGCGTTTCAATGGTTTTCAGCTCAAATAGGTGGTTCATCGGGTAACGGTACACAAGGAAATCGCAGATGTTGTCGATGGAAAAGGAAAGGTTCTCGTTGCCGCCGTAGTAGGTGGTAGCACTGTCTTTCAGTCGGTAGCACCACGCATCGAATGGGACGGATGCTTTGAAGTCTGCTTCAAACTGCTTGCCGGTGTTCATACGTTGTCCTCTATTTTTTTGGCTTCTCTGATACGCAGTCGGGCAAGTTCGCTATTTGCATATCGCAGTTGCCAGTTACCAAACCAGCCTTTGTGAACAAGTTTTCCGGCGCAGTAAACAAACTCCTGCTTCATCAAGTCATCAAGTGAAATGATGTAACCGCCCGGCTTATACTTTCTTTTCATCCTTGTTCACCTCTAAATTCATGGAATATGAGTTGCCTTGTCAGCAGGTTTTTCCATTTCCTTCATTATTCGCTTGTGTTCTTCAGTAGTCATGTTGTTCGGAAAGAAACACCTGTCAACAATCTCAAACGGCTCAATATAATGGTCAAGAACATCTCTTGCTTCTTCTCGTGCCTTTTCGACACACATTTCGATGTAATCATCTTCTGTCATGTTGTAATCGGTAATGCAATCTACAACCGAAGAAAACCTGCACAACAGACCATTAGGCTGTCTTGCAATAAAAGCTCCCATTTATTGTTCACCTCTAAATTCACTTCCGAGAAACCGTTTCTTGCCACGTTCACGGTGCTTGTCCTCGTAGTCTCTGCGGTATACACTCTGGCTGTGGTTCAGCTCATGCACGAAAGCCTTGCGTTCTTCGAAGTCTTTCTTCTCTGCCTTGTACTTCTCGCAAGTGTCGTGACAGGCTTGGTGGCGTGATGTGCAGTTCAGACAACAGGTAATCATTCTATCAACCCCACTGTTCAGACATGGCTTTTGCAATGCCCGGAAAAGTTTTTGCTCTGTTCGCTTGTCGGTCTTTACCGCCATGATTGAACCAATTCCCGGCAACCTTCGTGCTTTCGCATTGTTCGAGTGGAATTTCATCGGTTGGTTCAAGCTCCGGCAGACCTTTCAACCAAAGGCACGTTTTCTTTTTGAACGGATGTCCGAACTGGTACGGCTGAATGGTCTGCGTGTATTTTGGCAAGCAGTAGACGGATGACGGAATCGGGTTCTCAACCGCAATCTTCGGAATATCAGCCCACAAGAAGCGCAGAAAGAAATCCTTTGCCATCAGTCCTTTACGCAACCGCTGTTCGTTCAGAACGCCTTTCGGGTAAAGGAATCGTGCGCCAGCGTTCGACAGGTATGTGCAAGGCGGGTGCGCAATGAGCAATTCCCACTTGCCAATGTCATGCGTTACGCCGTCCATCGTCACGACTTGCCCCCCCCCTCAATAGCCTTGAGAGCATCCCCGAAGATGTGCCACTCAGGGTGCCCGCCAGACGGTTCTTGGATGTCGCATGAGTAAGCTTCGTGACCTTTTGCCCGGAACGCCTTACAAACTTCCTGTGATTCCTCACAGGCGACTAAAACTTTCATCTTTCCAAACGCCCGTCCAGCCAGATAGCACAGCTCTTATATAAGGTAGGTGGTCACGGATTACAGGTCAGAAGGGAAGGCTTCCGTCCTCTTCAATCACCGAGAAATCATCGTTCCCACCCTGTGAGTAGCCGGAGCCAGACCCGCCAGCCAGCGTTTTCTTCGGTCTGACCTCATAGTCGCCGGAACGAATCTTGTCTACGCTGGTGAAGCGGTCAACGACCAGCTTCGTCTTGATGTTGCCATCGTTGCCCATGTACTCTTTCTCACGGAGAACCACGCCGACCAGCTTGCCACGCAGGGTCTTTTCATCGTTGTTGAACTTGTAGCCGGGATTGGACTGCTCCACAGCGGTGATAAAGCCCTTGAAGAAGGGCAGTGCCTTTTCCTTGTAGCTCTTGATGGTCTTGCCACCCCATGCCCATTCGCCAGGATTCAGATTGCCACGCTCGACAAGGGAAGCGGTCTGTTCACGCCAGTAACCCTTGAACTCGCCCTCTGCGACTTCCCACTCGATGTTCAGGCGTTCCTTTGCGGGTTCGTCCGTTGCCTTGCAGATACCGGCAACATAGCCTCCAATAGGCAAGTCACGGCGTTCGGTTGCTTCCTGCACGTCATTCCAGTTGATGTTCTTCATTTGTTATTCTCCTTTGTTATCCGGATGAACCGGGATGTTGTAATACTCACGGATGGTCTTGTCTACGGCGGCGAGGTCGTTCTCGATCAGCGCATCGTTGAACATCCCAAGAGGGGTTTTCACGGTGTCCATCCCATCATTGCGGGTGCTGAACAGGTACCGCCCATCCTGCACAACGGTTTTCAGAACGATGGTGAAGTACCCTTCCACGCAGACCTTCTCGTCCAGCAGCTTGCCGATGGTCTTAAACTTCTCGCCACCGTCTCCGTCACGCTCGCTGTGGCCGAAAAAGTAGACAACCACATCGTCCGGCAGTTCCTTTGCCCGCATCAGCAGAGCGTTGAAGTTGGCTGCCATATCGGTGAACTTCTGGTATCCGGCGACCTTTGCGTTCCGCATGAACTCGCCGGTCATAAGGTAGGTGGCATCGTCAATGACGATGGACTTGCGCTTGGTGCTGTGGATTGCAGCATCAATCTTGCCGTAGTTGTTGATGATATAGGTTTTCATGTTGCTACGGAACGGCAGCGGCTTGCCAAGCACGTTGATGACCGCCACCTGTTCCGGGTCAAAGTTCCGAAGCGAAGCGGACTTACCGCTGCCGGAGTGGCCGTAGACCATTACTAATACTGCCATTTTTCTTTCCTTTCTTCGGCTTCATTAGGCTTCATTGTTCTCACTTTGGCTTAATTGGGCTGTACAGAAATCAACCAGCCATCAGCTCTGCCAACTGCGCACGGAGGTCTTTCAGCTCCGCTTCCCTGTCTTCGATTTCAGACCGCAAGTCCTCAATCTCAGCCAGCCGGTCAGCTTCTTTGGCTTCTGCTTCCTGCTCACGGGTCAGGAAATACACGCCATCCTCCGGCTCGTTTATTCCTCCGAATCTGTCAAGGCTAATCATCTTTTGACCTTCTTTTCTTGCGCTCCTCTTTGATTTGCAGTGCGCTGTGCCACTGGTCTTTGTCAATTTCAATGGTAGACCATCGGTAGTTACATACAAGGCACTTCTTGCGTCGAGCGATGTTGTCATCGTCTGACCGGCTGTCAACCGTTGTGATGTTGTCACTGCCGCACATCGGGCATTTCATCGCACATCCCTCCACTCATTTGTGTGGTGAGGAATGCGTTTTACTTTGCGATTTTCCTGTTCAATACGTTCATTTTCAGAGCTGACCCCAATGGCACACAAGACGAGTGCTGCGGCGAGGAAGCTGCACGAAAGAAAGACGTACCCAAACATTGCTGCCACGCTTTGGCTTTTCTGGATTGCGTCGCCGCATCCTACCGAAAAGATTGCTAACGCGATTCCAAGCGTACAAAGGACATTAGCTTTTAGGCTTTTCACTCTTATTACCTCCAAAACCCAGTATCCATGCCGTAGCCATTGCTACAGATACCGTGATGATTCCACGGGCGGCTGATGCACCCACCAGAATACCGATGTGATGCACCATCCAGAAGTTCAGCAGAAATACCGCCAAAACCACTGCCAGTGCTATGCCCCACATCAGGGCGACTTCAATCAGTGCTTTCACTTTATCTCCTTTCATTTTTGCCATTGCGAGTCATGACGATACTATGCGTTGCCGTTGCTTGTCGGTGAATCGCCTTGCCTTTGCTTTTCTGCTCCTAGCTACTCAATGCCTTAGCCTATCGTTTCTATTCTTTGCCATTGCGTCGCACGTCGCCGCTGTTCGACGCCTTTGCTTATCAAAGCTACACCTTGCATCCATAGCCATTGCTTTTCCAAGCTTTTCCTTGCCATTCCATTGCTCGTCTGAGCCTTGCTTCGCCATGCCTTTGCAAATTTCCTCAATTCTTTGCATTGCCTTTTCTTCGCGGTTCAAAGCCACACTTTGCTATTGCTTCGCCTTTCATTGAAAAGCTGTGCCTTTTGCGGAGCGAATCATGTCGTGTCTATGCAATTCCATTGCACTCAGTCAAGAACTTCGTAGGTATAACGGCCTTTGCCAGATTTCAAGCTTTTTCGGATTGAATGAATCGAAATTCCAGTTTTTCGCACCGCTTCGTTTATGGATTTATAAATGCATCCGTTTTCTGCGTCTTTTACTGGGGTTCCGTGCGAATATGAATAGTCTTTTGGCGTATATCCGTTTCTTATCGCTTCTTTTATCCTCTTTTGCACATATTGATCTCCTTTTGTTTCATGCCAAATTTTTATCGAACCTCTTGGGATTCCAGACTCTTTTGCCCAATCGCTACAAGATTTTGTTACGCCATCAACTGTAATTAAAATTGTCACGCGTCTATTGTTTACATTGTCTTGCCGTGTAGCCCATCTGCAATTTTCAGGACAGTAATTTCCATCATTGTTAATTCGGTCTAAATCAAGTCCTTTGTTCCAGCCAGCAGATAAAGCCCATTTACAAAACGGCTCAAATATTTGCCATTCTTTACACACTCGGATGCCTCTTGCTCCGTAGTTTTTGTAGGCGGAACATTTAGGGTTTTGCGTTCGCTGCTTCATGGATTTCCAAGCCCAATAGATTTCTATGTTCTTTTGCCGAAGTGTCATTTAACCTCCAAAACCTCATACTCAAACCGCCCCTTCGAGCTGTTTCTCCACTGGCCGATGCCACGCAAAGCACCGTAGTCCATCCACTCACGCACGACCTTCTCGTGAGAATCGTCCAGAAGAACGATTTCAAACTCGCAGGTCGAACCAGCGGGAATCTGCTCACTGTTGGCAAGGCTTACACGCTCGCCCTGCGCAGTCTGGGCGCGGAGTGGGCGCTGGCACTCGGTAATCTCACCCTTCACATGAATGGGAATCATACGGGGCTGAACGAAAATCAGACCATCAATGACCTTCTTGTAGGCCGTCAGCTTGCCGGATTCGTTGACCGCTTTCTTTTTGCCAGTTTCGGTCTTGCCGCCGATGCGGGAAAGCATACCGCAAGAATCCTTGAAGAAGCCCTTAATCTGATAGTCATACAGGATGGGTTCGCCGTTCTCGTTGCGAGGGAACACGGTCATGCCCTTATCTGCCACAGCATCAGCACCCAGAGCGGCCACTTCGTCCTCGATAGTATTTGCGTCTGGGGATTTGCTGGCAATGAACTCTCTGGCAATGTTCTGGTTGCTAGGCCAAGTGCCGAGAACCGCTTCGGTGAATGTGATTCTTACTTTGATTTTTTTCATTTTTGTTCACTCTTTCTTTCTCGATATGTTCCAGTCTTAAAGATTCACGCTTTTGCCAGCGCTTCTTCCACGGACTGCTTTTGTTGAAGTTGCTTATTGCCTTCTTCATCGTTTGCCATCCTTCGCTTGCGTTGGATGTGTTCCAGCCGGTCTCTCTCCCGGTTGTGCCAGCGAATTTCCCGTTGGCCGTAGTATTTACCGTTCATCAGGAGGGTCTACCTTTCCCTGTGCAAGCAAAGTGCTGTAATGGCCGTAGCTCATTCCAAGCTCTTTTGCTTTATCGTTCATCTGTTTAATGGTGTACTTCGGCTTAGGCTTTTCTTGTGTCTGGTTTCCTTCCGGTCTGGCCTTGCGGGTGGGAGACTTAATATAATCCGAATGTTCTTTCCACCACTTGGCCATCTGCCTACGCTTTACTATATTTGCGCATTTTTGGTGATATTTTTGATGCTCATACAGCTTGCGCATCGGCTTTTTGCACCACTCGCAAGGAACAACTCCATATGGAGCGCGTCGTGCTGACTCGTTTTCCTTTTTAACCAATATTGCGCATTCTTTGCAATACCGTTTGGTTTTGAGAACTTTGCCAAGAAAGACACCGCAGCGCTCACAGTACTTTTCTTCCACGCTGCATCTCCTCTTTCAACCTTTCTTCTCTGTTGTGCCGTTCAAAGCACTGGTTGATGGATTTCTCCATCCACAGCACCTTGTTGGCATCGTTTCTGGATACGCCAGCAGCCATTGCAAGCTTCAGTCTGCGCTTGCGGCTCGGTGCTTTGTAAAAATACGTCACCAGCACTCACCAGCCTTTTTAGTGATGAAGGTGGGCACGTCCCTTCCGGTAGCCCGACACAGGCAAACACACTTGGCAACCCAAATGTTCCAATCCGGTGCATAAAATGCGCAATCAGATTTCTTTGACTCTGCTTCTCCATACGCCCTAATGTAAGCTACGATATAGCAGCCTGAGCCAAACCACTCAATGCTATATCCATCCAAACACAGTCGGCTCATAATGCGCATTGCTAAGTGCTGCGCTTCCATGATTTCCGCTTCTGTCCACTTCAGTTTGTCCGCTTCGTAGGCTTCTACCGCCTCGTCAATGGCAAACTTTGCATCATCCGGGTGCTCAAGGTCTACCTTTAATGTCAAAATCTGTTCCATATTCAGTCCTCCACTTTCTTGTCCTTCTCCGTCTTTAAGAAGAGATTAACGAAATAGACCTGACCAATGCCCGTCACCTTCGGAGTCTTATTGATGGAAGTGTGCCCATCGGAATGTGCAATGGACGTTTCCTTGATTTCAAACAGTCGAAGTTCCATAGACTTCTGCGTTGGCATATTGTAGTCCGTCCGCTTTCTGTCCTTGATCAGGTATCCGTTCTCACGCATCCATGCAAACAACCGGTTTTGCCCCATCTGGATGCCGTTCTGAGACAGCAGCTTTGCCATTTCACCAACAAGAATGCTCTGGCTGCTTGCGCTCACTGCGTCAGCAAAAACGCCCTTCGGCGTAAGTTCTGCAATCTGCTTGTCCTTCTCTTCCAGCTCCTCATGCGCTGCGATCAGTGCAGTTGCAAGAAGCTGCGAGCGAGTGAGCTGCGGCGCGTTGTAGCTTCCAGTCTTGCGAATGGCAGGAAGTACGTCGTTTGTGACCCATCTACGGAACGGAGCCGCTTCCGGTTTGTCGCTACGGAGAATGACATGGTACAAACCACTCTCGTTAATGATGGTGGTTGACTGCTGACGACCCATGCTATCGGTGAGGGGTGTCTGACACACCTCATCTTCGTCAAGCCGTCTAGCGACAACTTTATGGTCTGCTATGTCGAGAACTCCGCACACGTCTTTCAGAACAAACCACGCTTCCCCATCCATATCAACTGTGCGAACCTTGTTATTCTGATATTCAAAAACTTGAATGTTTGCCATCTTCTCTCCTTTCTTATGCTCCCGAATCCTGAATGTTCAAAATCCGGCAGATGCTTTTCTTGATGCCGGGCGTTTCTAGCTTCCCTGTCTTAACCTTAAAAAGGTAAGAACGGTCAAAATATCGTCCGGTGTCCTCCTTGACTTTTTCAATCAACCAGTCGTTGGTCTTGTCTTTTTGGATAAGAGCAATCTCGATTTGTTTGCCAAAGTCACACAGAGGCTTTTTTTCAGCCATTATTTCACCTCCGGCTATTGATTTTTACGCATAAGTGTAATATAATGAAGTTGCTAGAAATCATTCATTACGCCTTCGCGGTACAGTCTTAGTATAATACGCTTTCGCGTAAAATGCAAGGCTTTTTTAAGCGCTCGCGTAATTTCAGCAAACCTTACAATGCGAGGACTGGAATTATGGCAAACTTGTACGAAAATATTGAAAAACTCTGCAAGCAGCGTGGAGTAAACGTGACCACTATGTGCAAGGAATCGGGCGCAAGCCGTGGGTCTTTGACCGATTTGAAAAACGGCAGAAAGCAAACCTTGAAATATGAAACGCTCGATAAGATAGCTTCTTATTTTGGAACAAGCGTAGATGCTTTGGTTTCTGGCAATCAAAAAGAAAACCCGCCCCAGCAGCCGCAAAGTGAAGTCGATGCAGCAGTGGAGCGGATTAGAAGAAAGCTTGAATCTATGCCGAAGGAACAGCGTGAAGCGCTGATGAACTTAATCGAGAAGATGTGACGTTCATGCCCGGTAAAATAAAAACCCCCTGTGCCGGGCTGGTGTAGCTCTGCGCAAGGGGTTTCTGTTACTCTAGGTCTAGTGCTTGTTCTGCTACTGGAATTTTCTCTGGGTGTTCCAGCAACCATGTGATAAACTGGTCAATCTTGGCTCTTTCCTGCTCGCTCATTGTGGCATATCCTCCCGATCAGTAAGTGCGGATGTTTGTTTGAGTCCATTTTACATCATTTTATTGTAAGTTCAAGGCGTTTTTAACAACTAATTAGAAAATAGTGCAAAAATGCTCAATTTTCTGTGCATCCACAACTTCCGTCTGGAAACCCATAAGCGTTTAAGTCAAAAGGGACAGTGCCTATCCATCTTTCCTCCAATCACAGCTCTACGAGCTGTCCGTCAATGCGTTCGATGCTATCTGCCGGGTCTCGTCCGTCGTCTAAGGCGGCTGCGGCGCGTTCTAGGATGCCTTTCGCTTCGAGGTAAGCATCTTTATCAGCTTCGTACCCCGAAAGGCTCAGGACAAGCTCCAGCGTCCGTCTGCGAGCGTATGGAATAATCAGAGCGTCTACGGTTCGGTTCATTAGCTTTCCTCCCACGGTTCAGGTGTGTGTGGCTTCCCATCGGGAACACTGGCAGGCATTCCGTCGATGATTAGCATACGTTCATAGTTCCAGATTACAGTTTCTTTCATTTTGCATTTCCTTTCTCTTTGGAAATTTTTGACAATACAGTTATACCACATCTCGCTGTTTCATTGAAACAGCGAATTTTTTCAATTATTGTTTCACATTTTGAACAATATATCAGTTAAATTTCTTTGATTTTATATCATTTTGTCGAAAGAGGGGTATTTATGGATGATTATAGGATACGAGTGGCAAAAGCGTTAGAGATGGCAAGAGCAGAATCCGGACTTAGCCAACAGAAGCTTGCAGACAAAATGGGTATAGGCCGGACATCCATTTTTCGTTACGAGCAAGGGACAATGACCCCAGATGCTCCTACTATCATAAAGTGGTTTGTATGCTGCGGTGTTGCGGCCAAACCGTACATAGACACCTGTTTGCATCCCGGATTATTGGAAAGTCTGGCTGGCGATGCCAGCACCGAGAGAAAGAGAGATACGCTGATAGAGCATATCAAAGAAGCCCATCCACAAGAAATTGACCTGCTGTGCTATCTGATCTATGGCAATCACGGCTCAGATTACCTTGCCGTTCTGTGCGAAATGGTAGCCAACCTTCACACGACTTTGCGAGATCGTGTGTCCGTATGTCGTACCGTCACCGGTCATTATGAAATGGCACAGGCCACCAAAACCGACCCAGACCCAGACGGAACGCAACCCAATATGCAGATTTTATATCAGGCACAGGACTGTGGGGAAGCTGCGGCCATGAATCGAAACGATTCTTATACCATCAACGAGGAAAACATTTTGCGCTGATTGTCGAATTATCGCAGTTTTTGAAGAACATTTTGTCCACGTTCATCCACTTTTTGTACACCTATTAGGCAAATCTACCTTGTCAATCCGTCCCCCATAGACTGTAAATCGACAACATTCGCGCGGAATAAATAACGAATTATCGTCAATCTATTGCCTGTGATTGGTCGGCTTGTCAATCTGTCCCCCATAGCACTAGCTTAAAAGTTTTTCATCCACTTTTTGTACACGTTAGAAAGTACCAACAACGTAAGTACGTTTAATTTTGCGCACATTTTGTCCCATTTCATGCAGATTTAGTATACCTTTAGTTCATACATGGTGTACACATAGTTGAACGTCATTGCACAATAATAACGTAATATCGTATATTTGTGTTTTGTACAATAAAATGGCTATCGAAAGAATGCTGTGTGCAGTTTTTGTATACCTTTCCATCCACTTTTCGCCCTCGTTTAATGTGCCTAACCGTAGATTGTGTGCTTTTCGTCTTGCTTCTGGCTTGCATTTATTGGCTTTGGATGCTGTTGTTTTCAACGAGATTTGAAAATTCAAGAAGTGTGTGTTGAAAAGTGTCTGCTTCTTTGCTATTTAGTAGATATTATTTATCTCTCTTGTTTAATATCTTGTTTAATATATGTAAGGAGGTATACCAAATCTGCACGAAGGTATACTAAAACTGCATAGAGGTATACAAAATCTGCACGGACAGGTATACAAAATCTGCATGATAGTAGAAATGGACTCTTGATAATTCAACCATGATGTGATATACTGGTATCAACAAGTGGGAAGGATGTGAGAACTTGGGAGACTTATCAATGAACAATCTCGTGGAAAAGAGCAAGGCTCTTGTGTGGGCAAAGTTCAGGGACTATACCGCTGGAGAACTTCGTCTGTTGGAAGTATACCTGTCAAGAATCAACCCCCGTGACCCTGAAAGCGCAACTGTTCAGTTCACGCTGAAAGAATACTGCGATTTCTTAGGTATCCGTCTGAACAGTAAGGATTTGAAACAGCAGCTCAAGCATTTTATTGAAAACACTGTAGCTGTTCCGCTTGAAGGTAAAGACGAATACACTCTGTACACCCTGTTTGCTATGGCGCAGATTCGATTTGACCCGGAGTGCTTTACATACATGGTCTCAATCAGATGCAACCCTTTGCTGCAGCCAGTGTTCTTTGATATTGCAGAAAAAGGGTATGTTCGGTATCGTCTGCGATACACGGCAAGCATGAAGTCTCAGTATAGCATCTTGCTCTATTCGATTCTTCGGGACTGGATGAATATGGGGTCGAAGGGGCATGAAATCAGCATCAAGAAGCTGAAAGAGCAACTTGGTGCGACAGCAAGCAGTTATGACCAGTTCAAATTTTTCAGAGCAAAGGTCTTGGATGTCGCTGTTGCTGAAATCAATGAAATTTCCGACATTTCTGTGTCGTATAAAAAACGGACTGTTGGGCACAGAATAGTATCGATTATTTTTGACGTAAAGATAAAACGCTCTGAGCCGGTTATAGATGCCGAATCCAGCGAGATTGAGACAATCCCTTTAAGAGATGTCTCTGACAACGAAAAGCCTGTAAAAAGCCCTAGAAACGGCGCATACGAAGATGTTGACTGGGCAAGCTTGATGCCGGGCGTTGACAAAAAGCAGTGTGCAAGCATTGCAAGGTCTGTGGCAAGGCGAATAAAATCTGAATACCCGAATATTCGCAAAGACAAGAAGAAGGATGCTGTTGTGAACATTGTGCAGGGCGCATACGAGCAAGCTGTAAAGGACAAACCGGATGTTGAAGTGCCAGAAGCTTACCTTCGGACGGTTATCAAAGATTCGCAATTAAGTAAGTTTGCGACATTCGGGTTCGATTATCTTGAGTAGTCAGATGCAGCACATTGAGCATATGATGCAGAAATGAGAAAGATGAAGAGAGAAGATTTGTATATTGGGCAAAAAATATATATATGCCCAATAATGTTTCCGCAGTTCAATTATAAAAATCCAAGACGTTCAAAAATAAAAAAGATTGGGCGAAAATATGCAACATTCGATGATTATGGAGAGCGCAGATTTGAAATTGAAACTGGAAAAATTGATTGTGGGGATTATTCGTCTACCGAAAAAATCGTTTTAAATGTTTCAGACTATTACGATGAAGTTGACAAAGAAAAACTTCGTTTTGCGATTTTAAACAAAGTAAAAATGAAAAATGATAGTGTTTCTTTGGACGATTTCGAAAAAGCAGCCAGAGCATTAAAATGCGAAGTAGAGTTGTGCCAAAGAGAAAAAGAATGAAGAGAGTGATAAAATGGCAAAAATCATAGCGGTCGCCAACCAGAAGGGCGGCACAGGAAAGACCACAACAAGCACCTGTCTGGCTGGTGCGTTGCAGTTGCTTGGCAAGAAAGTATTGCTGGTGGACTGCGATGCCCAGTGCAACGCAACGGACACCTACGGCGCACAGACAGAGGACGTATGCACCCTGTTTGATGTGATGACCCGGCAGGGCACAGTCGAAGAAGGAATCCAGCACTGTGAAGCTGGGGACATTCTGCCGTCCGACAGCGCATTGAAGGACATTGACGAACAGCTTGTCCGGGACATGGGTAAGAACTTCCGGCTACGAGAAGCCCTTGAAAGCGTGTCTAGTCAGTACGATTACATTGTGCTGGACACTCCCCCGCAGCTTGGTCTTGCGCTCGTGAACGCGCTGATCGCCGCCAACAGCATCATCGTTCCCATCACGGCAGACCGATACGCACTGGCTGGATTGAGCCAGCTTTCGCAGACCATCGGAGATGTTCGTAGATACTTCAACCCGACATTGAAGATTGAAGGTCTGCTTCTGAACCAGTACAAGAGCCGTGAGAACCTGTCCAAAGAGGTTGTAGAGCAGCTCCCGGTGATTGCACAGAGCATGGGAACAACGCTACTGGACGTGAAGATTAGACCGTCTATGGGCGTTCGTAAGGCACAGGCAGAGCGGCACAGCCTGTTTAGCGGTGACACAGCAAAAAGTACCAGTGCAGAGGATTTCAAGGCGTTGGCACAGATGATTGTGGAGGGGGAAGAAAAATGAGCAAAAAGATATGGCATAGTGCGAAGTATGACCCGCCGAAATCTAGTTCGTACCGTATGCACAAGGAAACGACTGATTTTTTGGTATATACTAAAGACGGGTTTTATCTTACAGCAAGACGTATTTATAACATACATGATAATGAGCATCAGTGGTTGGATTCCCAAACTGGTTATCATAAGCTCGATGTAGAATACTGGACGGAAGTACCGAAAGAGCCTTGCAAAGAAAACATAGCAACCATTCCGCTGAGTAAAGATGAATTGATGGAAATTGTAGAAAAAATCGATTCCGCAAGCGGAATCCCGGAAGAAATTCTTGAATTTCTGGGAATAGGTGGTAAGGAGGAGAAAGAAGAATGAAGTCAACTAGCAAAAAATCCTCCGGCTTGTTGGGCGGGTTTGATTTTCAGCCTATTTTTTCGGAACAGACATTAAGCCAAAGTAAGCCAAATGAAGAAGAAGAAAGCCAAGCAAAGCCGAACGAAGCCGAACAAGCACCGATTAAGCCCAGTGAAGCCATAGATAGCCATGCACAGCCTAATGAAGCACAGTTAAGCGGTATTAAGCCGAAGCGAGCCAAAGACAGCGAAACACAGCCAAACAACGCCGTAGTAAGCGAAAGCAAGCCAAAGAAGCTGAAACAGGCGAAGGAAGTTCAACGTCTTATCGAACAAGGAGATGTGTCCAGCGCACTAGTAGAAGCTGGCTTGACAAAGAAAAAAATCCCGATGCCGGAATCGCATCAGGGTGTTGCAAGTGGTGACGGCAAGCGTTCAAAGCGCATTACCATCCTTATGAGCGAAGAAGAGCGCAAGTACATCAACCGTGAAGCCAGACGGCACGGAATGACGATTGGACAGTTCGTGTACTCTCTGGCTGTTGCTGCGGCAGAGGGGAAGATTGAATTGGAGGATTTCTTGGAGGATTAAAAAAGGGGGTTCCAAAACGGAACGCCCCCACTGTATCGTATCTTGCAGTATTAGGTATTGACTTTTAAGCGCACAAATAGTATACTTAATGTGCGCTCAAAAGTGGAGGTGAACGCATGAGTGCAAAAATGGGAAGACCAAAGCTGGAAAACCCTAACAGTGTTCGCACAAGCGTCCGTCTGGACGTGAATACGGACAAACAGCTTTCGGATTATTGCGAAAAAAACGGCATTTCTAAGGGAGAAGCTGTTCGTGAAGCTGTCCAGCAATGGCTTGAACATCAAAAATAAAAAATCCCCTAAACTGTTCGTAACTTGGCAGTAGCAGACAGTTTAAGGGATTACACTCCATGCGATTATGGGTGATAAATCCATTATATCATCTTCATAGTTGCATTACAAGCAAGATTTTTGTGGTAAGGCTAATGAACATTCCAGCAACGAAAGAAGAGATTCTAGAAAACTTCAAGAAAAACAGCAATGGTCGTCCGCTCAATAAGGATGATTACGAGATTGCAGAAGCATTATCTCGCATCACTTACAAGGCGTATGAGGTCGGCATGGAAGATGCCAAACAGTTGAATATGGAGGATATGATGGATAATAAGAAATGTAATGCACTTCACGTTTTTAAGAATAGTAGCTTTGGGCAACTTCGCACGATTGAAGAAGATGGGAAGATTCTTTTCTGTGCTTCTGACGTTGCGAAAGCGCTTGGATACGCAGTTCCTCGCAAAGCTGTCTTTGACCACTGCAAGGGCGTAACAAAACGCTACGCACCTACAAATAGCGGTGTGCAGGAAATGAGCTTTATCTCAGAGGGTGATGTATACCGGCTTATCACCCATAGCAAGCTGCCCGGTGCGGAAAAGTTTGAGAGTTGGGTGTTCGATGATGTTCTGCCGTCTCTCCGCAAGGATGGCTATTACAGCCTTGCACCGCAGGAGAACAAGCCCGACACGCAGAACGATGCAATCTTGCAAGTGCTGATGAAGAACACGGAAGTCCTGCAAGCCATCGTTCAGCAGAACCAGCAGATTATGATTGCACTTGCCGACCTGTCTGTCAACGATGCAAAGCGCACGATGGAGATTCAGCCTTATACTTCCCATCAGGGGCAGAAGGGTGACGGAAAACGTAGCAAGCGAATCACAATCCTTATGAGCGACAGCGAGCGGACATTTGTTACGAGAGAAGCACGAAAGCACGGATTCACGGCAGGGGAGTACATCTACAACCTGTCCGTTGCAGCATCGAAAGACCAAATTGACTTAGGCTGATAAGATTGGAGGATTGGCGTATGATGATGTCAAAGGAATTTTACGAAGAAAGCATTAGCCGTTTACAGAAAATGGTCAAACACGGAGTTTACGTTCTTTTGTTCGATGTTTTTGCTGTAGCAGTTCAGATTCCGTTTATCTTTGCTGGTAAATGGGTTGCAGCGCACTTGATTTTGTCCATCGCCGTATCTTTTGTGGCGGGATTTAGTTTTAACACGCTTGTAGATAGCAAAAGACAACTTGATATGTACAAGGCAGATATGGAATTGTACTATACCAAATAAAACGAAACCCCTGTGTAGTCGTTAAAAACTACACAGGGGTTCTGTTTTACTTATCAGCAATGCAATCCCAGTAGAGATACGCCTTGCCGTCTGCGGCATCTGCGTCCTCAAGGAACGCCTTTGCCATGTCAGCGTAGAAGCCCGGAGTGTCAACGGACTGGCGCTTTGCGACCTGACAATAATCCGAGTACATCATGTTCATGACAGCCCAGAAATCGTTCGGGTCACAGTTGATATTGCGCTGTTTCGCAACGTCCTGTGTCTGTTCCAGCGTCCAGTGACAGCCCTTTGTGCCGTCAGCATTCACCATACTGTCGCACCATTCCTCTGCTTCATCGTGGGTGAGGTGCTGGCGTGGCATCTTGATAGAGCGGCTGTCTGCGCCGCCACGTTCGTACTGCCCAGCCCGCTTGTCCCAGTCTCCGTTCTGCGAGAAGCCGATTTGCGGCATTCTGCGCCCATTCTCTATGTCAGGGTAGCGGGGGATAGGGTAGGGGTCGATGTAGCGGTTCTCCTCCTGCGGATAGTAGGGATAGCGGTTGTTATCACCTTCTAGCTTGCGCAGACGGCGTTCCATCTCACGCTCCCTGCGGTCACGCTCTTCCTCAAGGCGGTCGCGCTCCGGCTCACGGTTTTTGTCGTGGTCACGGAGCATCATCATGCGGCGAAAAGTGTTCTTGCCCATAATCTATACCTCCTCAAGAAATAGATGCAGGCGCACCAGCGTGGGAACGGCAGAAGCAGCCAAGATATTTGAATGTTCCGGTGCCGGTCGCAGACGTTGCAACGCGGGTAGCGTAGCGGGTGCGGGTGTGGATGCTCTCGGCAGTCGCCTGAGCGCAGTTGCAGTCGGTCAGAGGGTATGCGGTCGTGCCTGCACCTATGGTAATGACCACAGGCGCGTTGATGGTGGTCGTGTCCGGCAAGCTCTGGGCAACCACGATGCAATACTTCTCTCCGTTCTGGTATGCGCCAGCAGGAATGTTAATGGTCAGCGTATCATTGTCAAACGTAACGGACTGGCTCAGCACCAGATGCGGGCAGAGTTTGCAGCTTGTTTTGCAAGCCATAATGTTTTCCTCCTAAAAAATCAGGGGCAGAGGTGTCTTACCCCTGCCCCGATGGTTCACCCGGTGTTATCGGGGAGTGTTTGGGTTAGCAGCAGCCGCAGCAGTTCACGCCCACGTTGGGATTTGCCACCTGATAAGCGGGAATCGGACGAGGATTGACCCGGTTCAGGATGGTGTCGGTCTGGGCGCTCATCGCGGAGGTCAGAAGCGCATTCTGACGATCCTGAGAAGCGGCGAACTTCAGGCTCTGGTTCTCAGCGGTCAGAGTGGCAATCTTGTCCTGCGTGAAGTAGTCCATCATGCTGCGGAAGTTGGCGTTGCAGTTGTCCACGATGGCGCGGGCGTTGTCTGCGATAGCTTGACGGGTAGCGCAGTCCTCCGTTGCGATGGTGTACTTCAGGTCGCCGATCAGCTGTTTGTTCTCGCAGCAGCAAGATGCCAGCTGCGTGGCAAGTGCGGTCTGGCCCGCCTGCCGTGCGTTGCCCTCCTGCATGATGGCAAGGTTGATGGCGTTGTCGCCGTTGGACACGCTGCGTTCCAGACCGTTCACGAGCTGTGCGTTCTGGTAGCCAATCTGACAGATGGCGCTGTTCACGCCTGCAAAGCCGTTCGCAATGTTGGTGTTGACGCCGTTCATCTGTGCCAGCTGGTCATAGCCCAGAGAGCAGATACCGCTCTGGATTCCCGCCAGAGAGCGGGAGGTATCCTGCTGATAAAAGCCCTCAGACAGAGCCGCACGAGTATCGTTACCGCCCTGACCAGTTGCGCCAGTGCCGACCAGATAGGGGATGTAGGCGTTCATGCCGTTGTCACCGCCGTTTCGGCCATAGCCGTTTGTGCCCCAGCCGAAGATGATAGCGAGGATGATGACAGCCCACAGACCTTCGTTGCCGAAGAATCCGCCGTTGTTATTGCCGCCGTCCTGCCCAGCCAGATAGCCAGTTGCAAAATCGTCCATAACAAAACTCCTTTCAGTTTTGCGTTATGCTATCCCACCGCCGTATGCGATGGGCGAAGCCAAACAAAAGCGGTTTTTATCAAGTCCGCAAAACTGAGAAGCGTTTCGCTTAGAGGGATGCTTTATCGGGGCAGCGTCAAATTCAGGACGCTTGCCAGCTGGTTCAGGTCGATGCCGCGCTCTTTAGCGAGGTTCTGCGCCATCGCCCTGAGTTGTGCTTCGTTCTTGCCCTGAATCAGGTTCAAGCCCTGCATGATAGGAGCATTCTGCCCGCTTAACTGCTGGATAAGCCCCATCGGGTTTTGCCCGGCGCGAGCCAGATTTGCCAGCTGCATGATGGGGCTGTGAGTAATTATATCAAATGGAGAGGACATCGTTTATTCTCCTTTCTTCGCGGTGGCAGTGGGCTTAGAAAAGCTCTTCTGCCACTTTTCCAGCTCATCCAGCCGGTGGACAAGGGTGTTGTACTGCTCAATAGGCACATACTGCTGTGTCGGTGCAGCGGTCTGCTGTGCCTGTTGTGCCTGCATCTGCCGCCACGCTTCCGGACTGTAGAACTCCTGCACATAGGATTCGCAGGTGTCCGGGTTGAGCCGCTTGCAGTAGATGACCCCGCTGCGCAAGTCCGGGCAGTAGGTTGGTCTGCCGTACAGGTCAGACGGTATCGCCAGAAATTCCTCCCTGCTGGAAACAGGTCTGCCAAGCAACCAACCGCCATCTTGTGCCGACTGCTGAACAGGCTGCTGCCCATTCATCGGCTGCGGACGCTGCGGCTGTGCCTGCTGCATCTGCGTGTTGGGCAAGGGAGTGGAAAGCCCAACTGTGCCCATGCCGCCGTACGGATTGACAGGCTGCTGCGGAGCGTAGGGCATTCCGGGCGTCGGATAATAACTCATAATGCATCCCTCCTTGTGCATCCAGTGTACCGCATCGGAAAAAAGCGAAGGACAACGAACGCACAACGAAGGACAAAAAAGAAAAGCGCCCACACGGAAAAAGCCGCATGAGCGCTTAAAGATATAAATATACTTATATAAAATGATGCCAAAATAGAAAGTTTTGCCGCTTTATTTGCAAAAAAATCCCCTGCTTTGCCTACAAAGTACCCAGCATGGAACGCAGGGCTTCGGAAAAGCAGGGGTTTTTGTAAAATCAAGAGCGGAACCGCCCACAGGCGATGCCGCTCTCTACAAAGGCCGGAGCCTTTCAAGTCTAAAGGCGTCTCCCGCATGGTACGCACTGCGAGTAGGCGGGGCGGGAGACTGTATCAAATATCCACCCTGTTGTGCTTCTTCGAGAGGCCGGGTGGATTTGTTGAGATAATTATACCACAATTCGTGCAAAAAGAAAAGCGGCAGACCCGAAAGCCTGCCGCTTCAATGCGTTTCGTGAGAAATTGCACCCAATTGAGATTATTATATCACACATCCAGCATTTTATCAATGCCTTTCAGCCGGTAGCCTATCGCCGTCCGGCTGTAATGTGTCTGCGCTGCAATGTCCGGCAGCGGGAGCCGCTCAACATATCGCAATAAGGCTATCTTACGGTCTACCCTCCCAAGCGGTGCGCTTTTGATAGCGGCGATCATCTGCTGTCGGTTAAGATTTTGCAGCGCAGCGGGCAGCACTACGCGAGCCGCCGCCACAGGCAGCACCGAGCCAGAAAGGCTGCGGCAGCTGTCCGGCGTTGCGAACTCGAGCGGTCACGGCACGGCAATGTCCCATTTTGCCGACGTTGGCAAAATGGTCACGCACTGCGGGCCACAAAATCGGGTATGCGCGCTGGTCGTAGTAATAGCGCGACGGTTGCTCGTATGTAGTGCTTGCCATGATAACCTCCTTACTGCTTTTGCAGTGCCTTCCGCATCTGGTCGAAGAAAAACTGGATGACCTTGCTCATGGTCTCCTCGGTGATGGCCCAGCTGATCAGCTTACCCCACCGGCTGTTGTCCAGATAGTGGCGCAACATTTTGACACACCACGCCTTGCGTTCTGCGCCGCGCTTGGTGCCCTGAATCTCCCGCTCCGCCTGAGTGATAAGATTGAGCACCAGATTTTTGACTGCCGCGCCATAGCCCAGACGGATAATCCCCAGCACAAGCGAAACAGCGCCCACAACAATGAGCACCATCGCCAGCCATGCGGGCAGCGGGGTAAGAATAGTGTTAAGAATGGTTTCCATGTGTTACTCTCCTCTCTCTTTTTCGAGATCTTCGATGCGGTGGTTTGCCACCTTGATTTGTTCTTCCAGCACTGGCACGCGCTGGGCAAAGTTGTTGTGCGCCCGCACTTCGCGGGTCAGTTCTTCCAGCTTGGTTTCGGTCACGGCCTGCTGCTTGTCCAGCTTGGCATCCATGCTCTTGTCCATGCTCTGAGCGGTGCGGTTGTTGGAGACGATCACGCCGATCAAGCTCAGACCGCCGGTGATGATTGCCACGATGATTGATTCGCTCATGCGCCCTCCCGGAGACGGGTCAGACCCTTCTTTGCGATGATTTTCGGGTAGTTGCGGGTGGTGACGTTCAAGTCTACGTTGCCGGAGATGCCCGGCACAGAGCCCTTGCTGGTGTGCTGGTGGGCGTGGTAGATGTAATCCACCTTGGGCGTCTTGCCCGTGTAGTCGGCCAACCAGACGTCCCAGCGGCCTGCCAGACGCTGCATGTCCAACTCATAGCTGTAACCCGTGTAGGTGTACAGCTGGGCGTAAAAGCCCATTTTCTCCACCTGCTCCAGCGCGTAGGCGGCGAGGTTGGTGAGGTCGAGGGTGCTCATGGGCTTGAGCTTGTTTTCCTCCACGTCCACCGCGAGGGGCATGGTAAGCTCTTTGCCGTAGACCGCCTGCCGCACAAGGGCAAGCTCTGCATCGGCCATCGCCTCGCTGGTGGCGTAGGTGTAGTAGTAGACCCCCACGTCCAGCCCGGCAGCCCGGGCGTTGCGGTAGTTGGTCTCAAATGTCGGGTCGACGTACAGCCCGTCCTTGCGTTTGCTCAGCTTGCTGTTGGTGGATACCGTCTTGAGCATCGCTCCCTTGTAGCCTGCCGCTGCCACCTGCGCCCAGTCAATCGCACCCTGATACCGGCTCACGTCGATGTACCGGTATGGCGGGTCGCCCTCCCAGCCGGGAGGAGCGGAGGCTTTGGTATCCACAGTGGACGCCGGGTCAGAGGTAGAGGCATCTTCCGCCCGGGAGAGGGCGAAGAAGAAAGAAACGAGGAATTTGAGGATGGTGTGTAGCATTTTGCGGCTCCTTTTTGTTTTTAAGATTAGATAAAGCCTCAGTTAGCCTCCTTACTGTGTGATTTCCTCAGCGTTCGCCTTGTCCTTCGCATCCAGCGCATCGTAGTACGCCTGTGCAAGGGCTTCCACCTCTGCGATGTCGTCCTCTGTCAGCAGACCGTTGTCTAGATGGGTGTACGCCTTGTCCAGCCAGTATGCCACGTCGCGTCCTGCGGCGATTTCCCGCTTGATGGAGCGCAGGGTCAGGTCATGCCGTGCTTTACTTTTGATAGCCATGTGTACCTCCTTAGGTCATGGACGCGATTGCGTCCTCAATGCGTTTGATGGCGATGTTCACGTCCCTCTGATACACCAGCTTGACCCCAGCACCGTCACTGGCCTGCACCACCGTGTCAGGGCCGTACGCTGTGAGGGCTTTGTAGGCGGCAATTTCGTCAGGGGTGAGCGGGGTTTCGATGGGGGTGGCGAGGGCGTAGAATAAAATGTATTCTCCTTCTTCCGGGTTTTTAGCGTCAATGGGAATGAAGACATTCACATTGTTTGCGTCTACATAAAAGTGAATGGTATCGATAGTGAACGAAACTAAATATGGCAATCTATTGCATAGGGCTTTTACTGTATAATCTTTAGCTTTGAGTGGCAACCGAATCGCAAGTCGTTTTGTTACCGCAAGGTTAGTGGTACCTATAATTGCACAGGCTGACAAGTCCACAGCGTTCACCCTCTGTACCTTTACACCCCTTTCCAAGTCCACCTCGTCGCACACCCACTGCTGGCCGCTTTGGTCAGTGTAGTTGCCGCCGGAGGTGACAGGGATGCCGGGCAAGCCGTTGGGAGTGAGCAGCGTGAGAGTTTGCACTTTACCGCCCCCATCACCCAAGGTCACTGCAATCGTCCCTCCGTCACCAGCGCTCACGATAGGCACAGGTGCATCCAGCGTGGGTATACCGTCCTGCGTGCTCCGACCGTACACGGTCAGACCGCACATGGGCGCAGAGAACGCATCGTCAACGGCGATGGGGTTGCCCGTCTCAGCGCCCACAAGGATGTTCTGCCGCGCCTTGACTGCGCTGATCGCGTCACCTGTGGCTTTTGCGTCAGCGGCTTCGCCCTCGTGGGTGAGGGTGGTGTCCAGTGCTACGGCGGGGCCTTGAGGTCCGGGTTGCAGCCTCAGGTTAAGCACCGGATTTTCAGGCGTGCCGGTAATGTCGGCGGAAGGCTTGTCTCCGCTGGACACCGTACCGATCGTCAGAACAGGCGTTGCGCCGGTTTTGCCGGTTTGACCATTTAAGACATCGATTGTTTTTGTACCGTCTTTGTCGGTGATGCTGACACGATGGCCATTTTCGATGTCAGTTACAGCTATAACTGGGGATTCCCCGTCATTGCCAGGCTCGCCTTTGAAGTCTCCGTTTGCAATGCCGTCCTTCAGTTCTTGCAAGCTTCTAGAGGCTTCCTGAGCGCTCTGGTCTGCTTTGCCTGCACTGGCTGCCGCGTCGGTGGCAGCGGTCTGGGCGGCTTCTGTAGAGGCTTCCACCTGCTGGAGAGCCTTGTCCCGGGCCGTGTCCACAGCCTGCGTGGCGGCGGTCTGCTTGTCACCGATGGCTTTCAGCGCGTCCTCTTTGGCGGTGATGGTGTCAGAAAGGGCCTGCTCGGCCTTTTGGGCAGATGCCCCGGCCCGCTCTGCTGCGTCCAGCGCTTCCGTTTTGGACTGCTCTGCCGATGTTGCCGATTCCTTCACGGCATCCACAAAAGCCTGCCATGCAGGCGTTCCCGGTTCCGGCTCTGTGCCGTCCTCCGTGCCGGAGTTTGCGGCCACCCGGTAGCGCAGGTCAGCGCTGGTTACGGTCTTGGTGCCGTCGCTGCCCTCAAAGGTGATACAGCCGTTGCCCGGCTGTGCGGTCACGCTGGCAGGCACGTCCACATAGCCGTCCACCACCAGCGAGGAGGGCGGGTCTTTGCCGTCCGGGACGTGCCAGAAGCAGCGGATAGCCAGCCCTTCCCACTCACCGGAAGCGGCGACGGCAAGGCGGTACACGCCCCGGTTCTTGGTGTAGCCGAAGCGCAGCATCTGCTCATAGCCTGCCAGCTTGACAGTGCCGTTGGACGCAAGAGATACGTTAAGCTCAATCATAAGCGCGCTCCTCTCTTATGCGGTGTAAGGCTCGCCGGTGATCTCCCGGTACTGCTCTGGGGTGATCTTGCTCTCCATCACCCGTTTGGCCAGCTCCGCTTTGACCTTGGGGCGGCGGCTTGCGGGCATCTCACCCCACGTCTTAGTCCCGGCGATGAGCCGGTTTGCCCAGATTTTATCCATATGCTACCTCCTTACTTGTTGACGGCGGCGTCCAGCTCGCACAGCGAGTCCTCGATAGCCGCCATCCGCTCTTCCGACGCCATATCCTGCTCACACAGGGCGTCCTCGATCTCCGCCACAAGGCCGGGCAGCTCCCTGAGTTTCTGCTCCTCTGCCAGCTTCCTGTGGAGTTCCTTCAGGCTCTTATCCATTTTGCAAAGACTCATCCGATGACACCTCCGATCATGGTGATACTGCCGCCGACGCCGCTGCCGCCCCGGGTAATCGTCATCTTGTAGTTAAAGGCCGCTCCCTTGGCGGCGGTCTTGTTGGTAAAGTTGTGGTGGACGAAAGCCTTTGCCTTGCCGCTTTGGATGTCGGTGCAGTTCTCCCACACGGGGGCGTCGTCCAGTGCGTTGTTGGTCAGATCCACGGTCAGGCTCATGTCTGCCGGGAAACTACCCTCCAGTGTCAGCGCAGCCACGGTGATGGTGTCGTCTGCCGTCAGGGGCTGGGCCAGCGAGAGGACGGCACGGGTCACATTTTTGGTAAAGGTAGCGGTCCACTCTGCTGTGGTCTTTCCGTCGTTCGCTTCCAGAGTCAGGGTGTTTTCTCCGTTGAGGATTTGCTGGAACAGGGCCTTCTCGCTCAGGCACTGTACCGTGAGTTCGGTGCCAGAGGCCACATTCTCGCGGACGGCCATCTCTATGCCGTTCACCTTTTCGGTGATGGTCATGAGGTCTCCATCGCCGTCGGTCACGGTGTAGGGCAGAGTAAACGGCTCGTTCTTCTCGCCCAGCGCCGTGCCGCTCTCGCCCACATCGGAAGTGACTTCCGGCGGCTGGTTCACAGTCGGAAAGCCGTCCTCGTCGATGTACAGCGTCTCCGGCAGGGTGAAACAGGGCAGGTAGCCGTGACTACTGCCGTAAGTTCCTTCGGCAGTCGAAAGGCTGGAGCCGCTTGCGGAAGATATGTATATGCCGTTTGCGTAGCAATATATAGTTCCGACATTGATGTTGGGTATATGGTAGGAATCGGTAATGGTTGCCGTCGGACTTCTCGTCCAAATACCGCTTCCGTATCTGGCGCAAATATTTGCGATCCTGCTTATCGCGGCGGAGGAAAGCGCAGAGCCGTCGGAGAATTTTGAGACCCCGACTTCCGCTGCCGAAACAGGGAAAAAGCTTGACTCGTATGTGTCGCTGACAAGTGCTGTTCCGGAACTAGTGCCCAAACCGGAGTTATAATGGTAAGCATATTGACCGGTATATTTTGTAGTGCCTATTAAGTTCCGCACTTCGTCGGAAAACTTCTTCGCATAGGTGCCTTTATACCAAGTGGCCTCATTATTAGTATCGACTCTGTAATCAACTTGCTCGGACGTAGTATGGGTCCCGCTCGTCGCCGGACTCTCCCGGCAAAACAGCGTCCGCCCCTTGCCATTCAGGCCGCTCTCGTAGTTGTGGGCCAGCACATAAAACTCGACTTTGGTGCTGCCTTCCATCAGGTGGACAAAGCCATCACCAATGGCTAAGTCTTTGATCTGCATATTCTGATCCTCCTTCCCTCAAAACTCCACCTGGCTTGTCGTCTTGTTCCACACACCCGTCAGCTCTACGCCGTCAAGCGTGCCAAAGGCCGAAACAAAGCTGATGCCGTTTACGTCTATGCCCTGCATCATCTCCAGCATTTTGATGCGTACGCCGGTGGCCGCTGCGTCCGCCGCTGCGCCGGAGATGGTGAGGGTGGGGTCGGCCTTAATGGCGTTGATACGGTCGCCCACGGCTTTGGCGTCTGCGGGAGCACCCTTGACGGTCAAAGTGGGGTCGGTGCTTACGATAGCCGCCGCATTGTCCGCATACTGCTTCGCCGCAGCTTCACTCTTCGCCGCAGCGTCTTTACTTTCTTCCGAAGAGTTTGCAGCTAATTCAGCAGCGTCTTTTGCGGTTGACGCAACGGTTGCGGCGGCTTCCGCCTTTTCCCTTGCAATGTCAGCCCCTGCAACATCACTCAGAGTGTTGAGGGTGTTGGCGTTCATTGGAGTACCCTCGATAACAGGTTCATCATTACGAATCAAAGTGATGATTTCTGATGTGCCATCAGATTTCATCATAGTCCAACGCCCGGGGTATTTTGCTCGTCTGTCAATAAACCGCATAATAAGGTTCACCTCCACATATAAGCTCAGAACAATAGATTGAATGGTCTTTAGCCATCGCTTCAATATCAAACAAAACCTTTTCCAATTGATTGACAATCGAAAAACGATAGCTGAAGCTTCCCGGAGTTTCAGGAGTGGAACTTTTTCCGCTGCATTTTGAACGAATGGAGGATATGTTGCTTAACCATCTAGCGCAGTCATCAGTAGTCAAGTAGTCATCTACGCCCCAGACTGCTTCCGTAGGCTCAATGACCGTAGCAGTGCCAGAGAAGAGAATCTTGCTGTCTCCATCGTAGTAAGCGCTGGCGTTGGCGATGTCGATAAAATCATTCTCTACCACCCACTCGGGTTCTACCGAAGGCGGATAGAAGTTGTTGACAGCGGACATATACAGCTGATACTCCACGCCCTTTTCGAGTGGGAGGTCTCCCATGTCAAGGGTCACGTCGTTGTAGCCCCGGATAAGCTCCAGCGAGAGATCTACCAATCGGGTTTGGTCAGCCGCCTTGCGCAGAATGGCCCGGCTTTTTCCGGCCACAAAGCCCTTGATGCGGAAGGACATCGAGTGAAGCAGCAGGCCGGACTTTTTGGCAGTCAGCGGCACAAAGAACTCGGAGTGGGAGGGGTAGGTGTCCCACGATGGAATATCGCCGTTTTGGTTTCTCGCTGTAACAACTTCTACTTTTTTTTGAACAATTCTTGCGGAATAATCTGCGCCAACGATTTCGGCAAGTTCTTTGATTCCGTTTTCAATGCGGTTGTAATCGGTGTAGCTGAGTGCGCCTTTCATGCCAGCGGCCCATTCTCGCTGTTCTTCTTCTGTCCATGTGCCGGTTCTGGCTTTGAAAGCGATTTCTTTTACGCGGTCAATATCCGCTTGTGTGCGGTCTGTAATCCATGTTGCCATACTTCACCTCTTAAAAAATCAGTTTGCCGTCAGCGTCAATAGCAAGAGACTTTGGGACGGTAAATGCAGGGTGAACAACATTATCATACTTACGGGGGGAATCGTCATTCGTAGCGTAAGAAATCGTCTCTGCGTTGGTATTCACTTGTAACGTAGAATCATACACGGCGTATGCATTTACAAGTTTGCTGACCAACAGAGGTCGCCAGTACTTGTTTGCACTTGAACTTGTGCCAGCAATATCACGAAGCATCTGAAGCGAGTACAGGTAAGGAGTTCTCGTCCAAATAGATCGTCCTCTGCTGGAGCCCTCCATGTCAGAGGCAAGCATCGTTTTCAGGATTCCAGATGCATTTTGCAGGGGAGTGCCCTCGTTGTGCTTATAGCTCGGGCTGCTAGTTGTCCAATTCGGAGCATCAGAGCCTTCCGTGTCGTATCCAAACTCGTGGTGAGAAAGCAGAAAAATGCTTTTTGCCATCGTAGTCACTTTGCTACTGCCAGAATTGCAATAAGAGTCAGAAAAACCGGGAGTATAATAGATAGTCGTCTTGTCGATAGCTTGCTTCTGGGCGGAGCTGAACGAGTTGAAGTACTCTCCGTTGAGCCAGCTGTTTACGCTGCTGCTGGCGTAAGTAGACCATGTAGAGCTCCAAGCCATGATAGCCGCGTAGTGTTTTCGAACCAGAAGAGTTCGCCCGGCTCCATTCAGCTCGCTTTCGTAGTCATGCTTTGCAACGATGAACTCGGCCACGCTACTGCCTTCATCCATAAGGACGGTGCCACCCTCTGCAACATCAAACAGATTGTACGCCGCCGTAGCGAAGGAGCATTCTGCGGAGACGCCGCCTGCTGAAGCTGTGACAACAGCCTTGCCCGGAGAGTTCCACTTGACTTGGCAGGTGGACTTTCCCTCTGTATTGGTAAGCACATGGAGGGAAACGATACCCTCGGGAGATGCAGACCAACTGATTTTAGGCGAATCTTGGGAGGCAGGGGAAAGAACGGCGGCGATCACTACAGACTGTCCCCACTCGAGTGTCTCGTTGGATTTGTCTACAATCAAAGACTTAACGTCCGCCATCATATATCCTTCAAGCTTGCCTTTAAAGCACCCATTGTAGGTGTAAGACACATTTGTCAGTAACAGAGTTGCGCTGTAATCGAACTGATGATGGATTTTCACGAAATCCAAAGCGTCCGTTGTGGGACTGGCTCGATATTCCAAAGTGGCTTTGCGCCGATTGGAAAGCACGCTGTAAGATTCCGTAAGGGCGTTTCGAGACTTTTCAAGCGTAGACTCGGAAAGAAGAGCGTTGCTCAAGCTCTGAGATACGCCACGCCCGGAAGGGTTTTCGGGGTAAGCGTATGTTTTGTTGCCAACAGAGGCCGTGACATTAAGAAGGTTTTGTGCGAAAGTGATTTCAGGCCAAGAATAATTGTTGAGAAGAGTGATGTCCTTAACATCCGTACCGGAGCCAAATTCATACGCCCGCTTGATGGTGATAACGCCATCTCGCGTCTGATATAGTGCCATGCCCGCTGCATTGGCTGCAAGCTGCAAAATATCAGAGTTTTTATACGAAGAGCCATCCGAAGAGATGTCAGCAGAATAATCTTTCAGTTCGTCCGAAATATCGAAGGTGATTTCATCTGCTTCCAACAGCTCCAAAGCGTCATAGCACATCTCATAGAGCGTACCATATTTTCTGCCGGTGTAGGTGGTGGACATCAAGTAAAGAAAGGAGTCGCGGGCGGAAAAGCTTGCCTCAATACTGTTAGCGGGAACGCTCCACTCCGACAGGAAGAACTTGCCACCATTGACCCACTCGACCTTGCCATCAATATCCATGCCGTAGCGCACAGAGATGGGCTGACGTTCATAAATATACTTGTAGATGCCTTGAGGATTGACAGAATCCCATGTACGGTCACTATTATCAAGGCTAAACGAGATACTTTCCTGTGAAAGCTGGCCGGAAATCGGGTCACGAGAAGAGGTGTGACGATAGGAAAGGATTTTCGTCTTGTCAAAAATCAGATATTGTCCAATTCTGAACTGTTCAATCCGGGCCTTGCGATTTGGAATGCACCAATCCAAAACTTCTACTTTAACGGTATCAAACCCGTTCAGCTCAATCTCCACATCGGAGGATACCGATGTATTTCCTGTAACGGTGACAGAATTAAGCTCTTGCGCGCCAAGATAAGAAGTGACTTTGAAGCTGGTAGCGTATTCGTTGAAAATAGACGACCAGATAATATTGACGCCCGGAACGGAAGATTTTACCTCGCTGGCAAACGTGGCAAAAACAACAGGGTGGTTAGAAGCGCTGAAGATTGTAGAGCTAACGAACCCGGTGTTTTCATATGGAGCGGAAGCGGGAACAACTTTGAAGCTGCCATCAAGCACACAAAGATTAGGCTCTCCTGTGCCATATTTTACAAAGGAAACCACTCCCGCTTGTGAAAGAGCATTCGCGTTTGCGAACGCACTCATAGCAGACGTGACAAATTTTGCCTTTTTGTTTACACCCGGCGCAGTGATGCCAACCGTTATCTCGACAAAAGTTTCGGGCACAAGCGTGTTGTTAAACTTTTGCGTCCATTTGTCGGTAGCTCTTTCCATACATTACACCTCAACAAGAGACAATTTTGCGCCAGTCCACCCCATAATACTGCCATTGTTCGGGCTTCTGCGCCACATTCCGGCAGTTCGATCAGAGACATACATCTGCCGCGTCGTGTATCCTGCGGTCACCTGATTGTAAAACCGAACAGAGCAGTAAAAATTAGCGGTAAATAGGCTTAGAATGGTGGCCCATTGCTTGGCAGTAAGATAATTCCAAGACATCGTGACTTTTGCTACGTCATTCCGTACGACAGCTCCAACGACTTTGCCTTGAACATTTCGTCCGGAGTCTACGATCGTGCTGGTAGTTCCCTCATAAGAGGACGGTTCCGGTAGCTCTACGCCGTTCACCGTAACCAGTGCAGGAATATTAGCCATCGAAACCGTCCTTTCTTAATAAGAGTAAACCTCAGTGCCCATAATGGATACGCCCCGGTCTTTCTTCACTTTATCAACAGAGGCAGCAATTTGCTTGCCGTCAAGGTACACTCTCACATCTCTTCCATCAGAGATTTCCTCTCCATACCGCTGCCAGATGTCGAGGAATGCGTTGTAGCAGCCGTTGTACACAGCATCTCTCATCTCTTCGGAGTTTCCTCCGGCCGCAGAATAAGTTCCGCTGTAAGAAGAGCTAGACGTCGAGGAATTATAGCTGGAGCTTCCGACGTACTGAGATGTATCGCTGTAACTGCCGGTAGACCGGCTGCCGCCAAGTTTCGACACGATGCCAGCAATCGCAACTCCAAGGGTTGCGGCGGCGGCAAGGGCCACGATGCCAGCTGGAATGCCAAAAATCGTAGCGCTGAGGGCGGCACCCACAGCAGAAAGCATTCCTGCCACTGCGGTTCCGATGGTGCTTACCAGACTTGCAAACCCGGCAAAAATCGTCGGGAAAGAGCTGAGTAAACCACCAGAGAGCGCCGCACTGATGGCTTTAGCTGCCGTTGCGAGGGGAGACTTCACGTTTCCGAAAGCCTGCGTAATGCCGGAAAGCATCGTCTGAGTTTCAGCGGAAACCTTTCCAAAGTTTTGGGTCAGATTGTTCACCAGATTTTTCCCAATGGTAGCAGCGGTGTTCAGCAGAGAAGAAGCTTGGCTTTTCAATTCTTTGCTTAGTCTGCTTACAAGGTCGCTTGCAACGGACTTGGCGCGTTTACGCTGCTCATCACCCATAGCGCCCCAAATGCCAGCGGCGATCGTAGTGCCGACCGTTTTCCAATCGCCACTCTGGGCGGCTTGGATGAACGTCTGCACCGTACCGAAGAAGTCGGTTTTGAGGTTGTTATCGAGTTCGGCCCACTTAGAGTCTAGCCCGGAAATGATGCCATTGACGTAGCTTGTGCCGCAGTCAATGCCATAGTTCGCCATCTCTTCGCCCTTAAGCTTGGTGGCGTCTACGAGTTTATTCATAGCATCGTTGACATAACCGAGAGCACCAGTGATACCGTTTGCAAGGCCTTGAACGACGTAGCTGCCAATCCCTTCAAACCACTTAGAGGGAGAGTGAATATCAAGTTCATCTTGAGCGGTTTTCTTGATTCCATCGGTCAACTGTTTGGTCGCGTCATTTGACACATTGGTGTTCCCCGTGATGCCCTTCGTGATGCCATCAATAATGTTTTTGCCGACGCTTAACGGATTAAACTTAGAAACTTTATCAATCAGTTTTCCGAACCACGTTACAGCGTCTTTGATTCCATTGATTACATCAGCAATCAAGAGAACAAATTTTTCCGCAAAGTTTCCATTGGCGGCGATGGCAAGGCGGTCTGATTCGTCCACGCCTTTAATAATCCATCCAATGAACACGCCCATGTCGTGGATAACTTGCGCAAGAGACGCGATTGCACCTTCAAGAAAATTTCCATTCATCTGGATGTCGAGCATTTCCGTTTCAGAAACGCCATTTTGAATCCATCCGATAAGAATTGCAAAATCATTGATAAGATTTCCGAGAGCAGTTATGATGTCTGCCACTGTTTCGGCCGCAATCGTGCCGAAATTCACGAAAGCATCATGCCAATCAGATTTCAGCTGAAATGCTTCTGCTTCGCTTTCACTGCCAAGACCACGCACGGCGACAGAGACGGCTTCGAAACCAAGAACTGCAAGACCAGCAACGGGATGCCCGCTAATAGTCAAACCGATTCCGATAAGCGTCATGACCAAATCGCCCAAATCGAGGTCAAGGTCTTTGACAACTTTTTGAATTGTCTCGAATGCAGTAGAGATTTTTCCCTGCCATTCCTCAGGAATCAAATTCCAAATCGCTTGACCGAGATTAGAAAGAGCTTCTTTTAGCCATTTGATAGACTCGCCAAGTTTCCCATCAGTCAAAGAAATATTCCAGCCTTGCGTAAACCCAAGACCCGCAAGGTAAATCAAATCTTTGATACGGGCTAAACCTTGCCGGAAATTTTCGCTGTTTTGATAAAGTTGAACAAATCGACCAACGATAAGGGCGACCGTCCCGGCTACTAGAAGTAGCTCTGGATTAAGACCACCAACGATTTTCCCGAGCTTGTATGCCCAATCATGAGTGTCTTTCAACGCAGTAAGAAGCGCGTTTCCGATAGCCCATGCGGCAAAACCGGCGCCGATAGCAGCAACAATAGGAGCAAGTTTGCGTAGCTTTTCCTTGATTTCATCCACAGTGTTGCCGACATAGTTCTTGAACATATCGTAGCCGGACAGGTCTACATCGCCCAAGATGTTGCCAGCAGATGCGCCGCTGCCAGAGCCGGAGCTTCCCTGTGTGGGGTCAATGATGTTCAGTTCATCAAAGCCCATCGTGTAGTCCTTGAGGGCTTTGGCAGCTTTCTTTGTCGAATCGGCCGTGTCATCCATTGCGTCACCGATGCCACCAACGCTGTCAGCGCTCTTAGTGAAATCAGTAAACACGACCTTCACACCCATCAGTTTTGCCACCCATTCAACAAACTCTCGAATGAGCTGCACAGCGGCAATCAACGGGGGAAGAATGGATTTCAGGGCAGGGTAGAGCAGAGAGCCAACAGACTTCGCCAGCATATCCAACTGCGCTTTCAGAATTTTAATCTGATTCGCAGGGCTCTGGATGGTCTGTGCAAGGTTGCCTTGCACGTTGGAGGTCTGCTTCATAATGGCAATGTAACGCAGAACCGCCTTATCTGCCTGAGACAGGCTAGAAACCTGTTTGTTAAAGCCCAAAGCGAGGAGTTCCTGCTGTAACCGTGCCTGAGTCAGGTCGATGCCCAAACGGCGAATAGGCTCAATCTCACCAGAGATTGCGGAAGACATTGCGGTAAAGGTTTCTGCAACATTTTTGTTCCAGTAGGATGCCTCGTCATAGGCAAGTTGGGTCAGGTTCTTGGACAGAACGTATGCTTTATCGCTTGCCAAACCAAACGAAGTTCCCAAGCTCTGGATGGTAGCCATGTAGGTCATCGCTTTGGTTGGGTCAACGCCAAGCAAGCCCTGCATCTTGCTAATGAGCGCATCGGCTTCACCGCTCAGATTGCCCATAGCATTATGAAACAGGTCTGTTGCTTCATAGAAGTCGTTAAACTTCGCAACAGCGTTGCCAAGATACTCAGCAATAGCTTTCAGCGAAACCAGCTTTGCCATGTTCCGCATAAAGCCGTTCATCTGATTGGACAGGCTGAGATAGCTCTTGCGCTGCTTTTCATTGGCTGCGGTCACACGGTTCGCCTGTGTCACAACCTTGCTCAACTGCGGGGGGAGCTTTGCAAAGGCGTTGCCTACTTTGTCAAGCTGAGATGCAAGGGGAGTAAGGGCAGCAGAAATCTTCTGGCAAGAGCTTGCAAAAGAATCAAGGTCTGTCGTTTTCAGCTTGTCAGTCAGGTCAGGAACCTTTCCAATCGCATTGAAAGCACTGCCAAGAGCTTTAAGGTTCGATGCGTCCAGAATGGACAATGGAGCCAAAGCGTTAGTGAGCTGAGTAATGCTTCCAGACATGGAGTAAAAGTCCACGCCGTTCAAGCCAGACACAACCGCAGGAATCTTCTTGATGGCGCTCACGACCGTGTTGATGCTCTTTGCGCTTGCGGTCGGGTTGACGTTGGAAAGTCCATTTAGAAAGCTGGTGATTTTGTCCAGCCCGGACATTCCAGCGGATGCCTGTTTCAGCGTTGCAATAGAACCGGCAAGCTTGTCAAGGCTGTTCACAACCTTTGTGACGTTGCCTTTCGTCCGCAAATTAGAAATGGCGGTAGCGAGCTTGTCGATATTAAGCTCTGCACCCTGCGATTCCGCAGAAATCTCTACGGATAAGCTCGTAATATCAACATCAGCCATCACTACCACCATCACTTTCCATCATAGAGAACATCATTCTCTTGATTCGCTCCTGCGCCTCAACTGCGCGTTGGTATTCATACTCGTCTTTCTCCTTTTGAGTAAGGGGAATCGGTCTATCCATGTACTTGATGGGGCTAGACCCTTTCTTACGGAACATATTGCCAACCGTAGAGGAAAGCGCGGATGCCATGTAAAAGCCATTTCTCCACGCTTCTGCATTAGCTCTGCGTTCCCGCAGCTCCTCTGCGTCACGGTAGACCTTTGCCAGCCAGACATCGCCGTACCAAAACTGGTCATAGGTCATGCCGATAGAGATGTAATAGGCTTCTACATCGTGGAAGAGCTTGGAGAAGGAGAACGGCTCTCCCTCTCCGTCTGCTTCCTGAGATTGTGCAGTTACACAATCTCCCACGTTGCGTTTTTTACGGTCTTGTCCTCAGTGTCAGTTGCCAGCAGAGACTTAGAAGCGTCCATGAACATCTCAAGCAGAACGCCCATCAGGTCTTCCTTATCCTCGATGTGCTGGAACATCTCGTCAACGACCTTGCGCTTGATGCCCTTGTTCCGTGCGATGAAAGCACCGTAGAACAGGGCACGGGAGTTGGACAGCAGATTGGTCATCTGAGTGTACTGGCCAATCTGAAAACCTGCACGTTCGGTGGCTTCCACGCTGTCACGGGTGAAGGTCAGCTCATAAGTGTTCTTACCATCGGGGGAATGAAAGTTGATAACCTTAGCAGCCATAATAAATGCTCTCCTTTATAAATAGGGGCAGAACCAAATCCGATGTTCAGTTCTGCCCGGTTTGATTGATTCGATTTTTGCGGTTTAGCCGCCATTGACAGTCAGAGTCTCGCTGAACTCAGGCTTCTTGGTGAAGATGCAGTTGATGGTCATTTCCACAACCTCGTCAACGCCGAAGCCGGACAGGCCAACCTGATGCATACCCTGCCAAGTGAAGCCGGAGCCGTCCTGCATCTTCAGGGCGTAATACTTCACGGTGTTACTCTCGGAAGTCTCATCGTAGCCAGCTTCCTTGACCTTCTTGTAGTCAGTCTTGTTGTAGTTGGCGGTGAAAGACTTGGTATCGCTCTGGATGATGCCAAAGATGTTGACCTGCATAGGGTCAGACAGAGTAGTGGCATCCAGAAGGTTAGGCTCGGAAATCAGGTCGGGCACATCCTTGATGTCGCACAGCTTCGTCAGGGCGGTTGCGCTGTCGCCACAATACAGGGTGGTATTCAGACCGGAGATAGCAGTACTCATAGAATGTTTACCTCCTTAGTTTCGGTAAATCATTCCGTCCTCTCCGATTGTTGCCCCATAGCTGCAATCAATCCGATAGACGGAATTGTTGTACAGCCCATTCAACGGGGCAAACGATTTTCGATAGAAATTGAGCGGTTCCAATACAGAATCCACAATGTCCACAATGGAGCGTGCTTCTGCAATGCGCCCGGTGTTCTTGTTAGAGTAGACCCGCACACGCAGAGAAACGGCAGCGTACTTGCTGTGTCCGGCAGAATCAATGTGTACAGGCAGATTGCTGTTTTCCTCTATCTGCACACACGGAAACTTCTTGACGTTGCTGTCATTGATTTCACCGGTGACGAAGATGCCGGGGACTTGCTTTCGCAGCTCCTTAGCAACAACCGTGAAGATAGAATTGAAATAATCAATCAACTATTCCAAACCTCCCTCCACATTGCTTCGACTTGAGAAGCCATTTCCTCAACAGCCCCCCACATAGCCATAGCTGGCTCGTTGCCATCGGTGTAATTCAACTGCCCCTTGCCGGGAACAGTATCCACATAGGTTCCGGCATTACCGGGGTCACCGTAGTAGTACCAACGTCTGCCAGCACCCTTGCCTTGACCGTAGGAGCCATGTGCACCAACACCAGGCGGTAGTTCGCCACCATATCCGTTGTGATGTGCGCCAGTGCCAAACTCGATAAAGGCAACTGCCTTGCCCTCTGCAATGATGGTGCAGGTGTTCCCGTTTTGCTCAACACGGCAAGAGACATCGTTGTTACCGGCATATTCTGCATTGGCAAAGCGAACTTTCGCCACATCAAGCCCTTTGTCAGCCAACGCCTTTGCAAACTCCTGCGCCTTTTTGTTCAGGGTGGTCTTGTACTCCTGTATCTGACGTTCCGCATCACGAAGTCCGGCATCGCTCAGCCTCACTTTAATTTTCACTTGCAGCCACCTCTTTCAGCGCATACAGCGTGTCTGTAATATGCTCTGCGACCTTGACCACAGTGTAATTGAAAGGCTTTGAAACGTCCGTTTGAAACCAGACGTGTGTACCTTCGTAAAGCGGTGTGTTGCGCTTTTTGCTCGACGAACTGACAACATAGCTGTAATCCGTGAACGCCCCAAAAGGGCTTGCTTCAGCAGAACCAGTAGGCGGGCTGACGTTCAACATCAGCTTTGCAGGGTCACTCCACGTCTGCGATGTCTCGCCAGTTTCATTTCCCCATTCGTCCACAACAGGTTCTTTCTCGCCGATGGGGTTTGAATACCAAAGCGGGCGCTTGTCCAGAGGGCTTCCATTGAACATCAGCCGATAACACCTACTCTCGGAACCACTTCGTTCAGCAGGGACTGCGCCACATCGGAGCTTTCCCACACACGAGTGATACCGTTGTTGGTATAGCTCGTCTGTCCGTTTGCGCCGATGTGGTTGTACAGTTCCGCTGCAATGCGTATCTGCAACGACTGATACTGCGAGGGCAACTCGTCCGGTTTGTTGCCGAAAGGGTAACCCTGCGCAAATATCTTGTCTTTGGCAAAATCAAGCAGCAGGTCGAAGAGTGGGTAGTCCTCGTCCGTGACTTCACGGTCAAGTGCAGGAGCAATGTACCGCCCCAGCTTGACTGCCGCTTCGGAATACTGGTCTCCCATGCTGCTTTCCTCCTTTCGCCTTAGTAAGCCTTGATGCAGTACACAGCGTCCATGCGCTCAAAGGATGGCAGGACGATTTCGGAAGCAATAATGTCGGTGCTGACAGGATGGGCTTCCTGCTTTGTAGTAATGGCAACGCCGGTGTTCACAACGGAGACCTGTGCGTTGGAAATGCCAGCCATCAGGTCAACCTCTTCCGGGGTCGCAACGTAGTACATATTGCCCAGAGAACCAGAAGGAGCCAGCACAACATAGCCATCAGGCAGATACTTCTCGGCGGCAGCGGTCTCTTCCGGCTTGAACATCTTGTCATACAGGTGGATGCGGATGCCGGATGCGCTTTCAACAACGGAACGTGCTTCGGAATCAACCAGAACGGCGGTAGTGGTCTTCATGACCGTCAGGAACCGGTTCTTGATTTCATCCGCAGCAATCATCTTGTGGAAGGTGTTCGTATTCATGTAGGCTTCGGCAATGACTTCGCCAGTGTTCGCAAGAACAGTGTTTGCGGCAGTAGTCATCGTGGCGATGGGGGTTGCAGTGGTAGGAGCATCCCACTTCTCCTTGGTAGTCAGAGCCTTGTAATTGGACTGCTGCCAAGTGCCATCCGGGTCATAATCATAGACGTAGCTCACGCCGTTAGATTCGATAGAAATGCCGGGCTTGCCATTCTTGGGAGCCAGAAGCTGCCATACCATGCGCTCAGGAACGATGCGAGCACCAGTGATAAGCTGTGCAGTATCGTCGTAGACACGATTGATAACATCTGCTGCAAACTCCTGATTGGTAGCCAAAACAGAAATGATCTTGCGACGGTCGCTCTCGTCGATATGCACACCCTCACGGAAGAAGGGCATATTCGTCTCCGTCACCTGAATACCTTTACGGGTACGGAACGTAGCCTTAGTGTCAAATACGCTAGGCTTCAGCGAAACGCCAACGCCCTTGTGACCACGCAGCCACTTCAGTTCCATGCTGACCTTCTTACGGGCAGGGAACAAAGCATCGGAAGCATAAGGCTGCGCATTGGTCGGGTCATTCGTCCAATAGGCGGCAATCGCAGCGGGGGAGAAGATTTCATTCAGATTCAGTGCCATAATTTAGTCCTCCTTACTCGCTCTTTGCGCCAACATCAGTACGGCAGAAAACGGCAGGAACAGCCTTTTTCAGAGCGGCAATATCGTTTGCAGAATAGGTAAAGCCGGACAGCTTTGCCTTGTCCACATCAATAACGCCCTGAATCAGCAGTGCGCCATTGGGGTTGACAGCAGGGTCAACAGTGTGCAGCAGAATGCCAATGGCATCGGTAGCTGCATCAGCAGCACTGGTGCCAGTAGTGGCAGCAGCTTTCAGGCCAGTCTTTGCCATAGGATAACCAGCCGGAACAGCATTGGTCTCCTTGACGGTAAAGGGAATGGCAACGTAGGTATCAGCAGCCAGAATAGTGCTTTCAGGAGCCGATACCGGAGTATTGGTGTACTTCATGTTTTCCTCCTTAATGGAAAGCAGTCATTGCGTCACTCGATGCCTTGTTTGCGTCTGCGCGCTCCTTCGCAAAGCGTTTAGCAAAGGAAACACCTGCGCTATCTGCGCCGTCACCATTACCATCCGCACCCGGAGGCGTGGGCATATCCTTCAGCAGAGAAGCCTTGTATGCGGTGTCATGGGCGGTCATAAACTCCGACTGGAACTTAAACACCTTGTCCATGTCGCCGTCAGCCAGCGCGGATGCAGCCTTGCCAGCCAGTTCAGCGTCATAACCCTGTGCAACGAACTTCTCACGGTAAGATGCACGGGTCTTTTCCTTGACGAGGTTCTCCTTGTCGGCAGTCAGGGCTTCAATCTGCTTCTGCATTTCTGCCAGCTTGTCAGCCTGTTCCTGTGCGGCGTTCTCGTCATCAGTACGCTTTGCTTTGAGCTGCTTCTTGTACTCAGCAGCTTCGCCATTGGCTTTTGTCACGGCGTTGCGCAGCTTCTCGACCTCTGCGTTAGGGTCTGCAACCTTTTCAAGCGCAGAAATGATTTCATCGGCGGTCATGCCCTCTTTGTAGGCATCACCAAGCAACACATTGAGTTTCATATCGTTAATTTCCTCCTGCGTTTTTTTACCGTTGCTTCCCTGCAACGCTGCGAAATTTGTATCCCGGCTTCCCTGCCGGAATATATCAGCCCGCTTATGCGGATTGATTTTTAGTCGATTTGTTCCCCTGCGCCGTTGTAAACCAGTTCTTCTTTCGCAGCATCAGGAGCGGCGAAAACGGTCGGAACAAGATAGACCGAAACGCCATACAACTTTGCAGCATCAATTTCTACAGTACAGCCGTTATACTGAAAGGCGTTATCGCCGCAAATGCCGATAAAATAATCAGCCTGTGCGAGAAGTTCGATGCTCTTGCCAAGATACCAAAGCCCTTCAGTTTTGCACTTAGGCGGGTTATCTTCGATATAGGTCGGGATAACCTCAAGGCTTTCACCGTACACTGCTTCGGCAATCTTGTGCAAACGGTCAAACGTCATCCGAATATTTTCTTCCGACCGATTCTTCATCGGGCAAGAAATAAACAGCTTCTTCATTTTTGTCCTCCTTCCTTTGCATTAGCCTGTTCGCCAACCATTTTGCTGTTGTCGGCAATATGGTCTGCGGGCTGTTCCTGCGGCTTCGGTGCTTTCCCGTCCTCGCCCAGCTTGCCAGCGGCAATCAGGAAGGGCTTACTCATTTCGTAAGCAGCCTGCGGGTCAGGGAACAGACCGGGCGTAGTGAACGCCAACTGCGGATCAATGGGCTGACCGAGCATCTGCGCGAAAATCTGAACCTTGCTCTGCTGGTTGTCGTACTGACGGCGTGGCAGTTTGATATTGATGTCACTTGCCATTAGCTTAGAACCAGCCGTATCACGCAGGATTTTCAGCATTACAGACAGGCTTTGGCGTTCAGCGTACTTGAACATATTCTCGTACTGCTGCGCCCTTGCTTCGGTGTGATTCCAGCCGTTGCGGACAATAACTGCGCCCACATTGTCGGACGTTGCGTTCTCGCTGCCAGTGGCACTAGGCATAGCAGTCAGACTGCGATACACGTTCAACATAGAATCAAGCAGGGTCTGGCTCTGCTGCTGGTCAAGCTCGTTTGCAATCTGAGAAACAGAAGCGGGCAGACCAGAAGTGGATTTCAGGCACATTGCACCAAGTTCCTTCACTTGGTCAAGCGCATCCTTGTCCACAAGGCAGTTGGTAAACACCATGATGGACTGGATGAACTGCGCCACACCGTCCAAACGGTTGCTTTCAAGGTCGTTGATAGCATCCAGCACAGGGATAGCCGGTTCAAACAGCCCCATCCGCTCCGGGTTCAGCTTGTATTCGACCATCGGCAGCATTCCGAGGGAGTGATTTTCAGACTTTGTAACCTTGCCGTTGTCGATTTCAAAATACTGGTTTGGCGTATACACGCAAATCAAGTCGTTTAGGTCATTCTGATAATTGCGTGGGATGTGTAGCACATTGGCAATGGGCTTGTGACCGATGCCGGAATTGTAAATCACATACGCCATGTCCGGGTCGGGAACGTCCACCAATAGGGGCGTTTCGTCCGGGTAGTTGCCGTTGTACCCCCTGTCAGGAAGAACAATGCGGTATCCCTGTCCACACTCTAACATCCACTGCCAGAGCCGCCGATCAAGCGCATCCTTGCCCTCGTACTGCAAGGCGTTGGACAGGCGGGCGATTTCCTCACCGTCACCAGTTGCCGTTTCAGACCGCACATAAGAGCAGGGAGTGCCGCTCATGTAGCCTGTGTAGAAGCCCACGCACTCGTTGGCGTGGTTCTCTACAATGCGGTTGGTGATTTCAGCATGGTATTCCTTTGTGCGAAGGAGGACAGGTTGACTGCCCAAGTAGTAGTTGTGCAAAAAGCGAATCTCATTCTTGTTCAGCAGATGAATAGGCTCTGCTTTGCCCATTACCACTTTCAGTACATTTTCCCGATTGATTTCCGTTTCCGGCGTTTCAATCGGCCTGCGTCCGGTCAGCGGATTATTCAAAAATCCGCCAACGACCATTTGATACTCAGCCATGTGTTCCTCCTTTCCGGCAAAATAAAAAGCGCAGCAAGACAAACCTGTTAAGGTCTATCTCACTGCGCCAAAACTGCGCTTCAAAAGCTATTCACTTTTCCGGTGGATGGATGATTTTCACCCATCCTTCCCTTGTGTCTCCTTCGATAACGCCCTTGCATCTGTCGCACTTGAAATGGTATCGTCCGTCCACTTCGCCAAGATAGCGATTGCAGCGGACGTTCTTATAAATTGGGTTTTGACGGATACAAGGACAACAGATTCTAACTAGCATGAGCGCTCCTTTCGTTGGATTTTTGGAAACAGGCTGTTTGGCACAGACCCGTCAGAAGCCACCGGGAAACTGTTCGCACTTCCGGTCATGCTATTCTCCGCCCGGAGAAAGCCATTGCAGCCTTTGCATTCAGTTGTCGGACAGACGTAAACGGGTCAGCTGCAATTTTGGTGCTGCATAATGGATTTGAACCAATGTATGTCCGGCAATGCGTCGGGTGCTCTAGTCCTGAGCTAATGCAGCATAGAAACCCGGCTTAATTGTTTAACCGCTGCTCTTTGCAATGTCATGCCTAAACATTACATTGAGAGCCGGGAATAGCGGTGGAGGTTTTGGAGAATAAGTCCATGCAAAGCTAGGTAGTTAGTTGTGCTGCGTAACGGAATTGAACCGTTGCTTGCCAGAAGAGGGGGAGTATTCTGACATTCCCAGCCAGCAGGGAACGCAACATATAAACCCGGCGAATGGAAAGAGTGAAAAGCATTCGCCGGTAAAGGAGGAACACGCTCATTGACACGAAAGCGAGTAAAAATGACAAAACCTCGCTATGCCGGGCTATTCCTTAGAGGAAGCTGCAAAACTTCCTGTGTACATTATAAGCCTTGTCAAGTGGTGAAATCAAATAAATAGACCCAGCGAACACAATATATTGTGTTTTTAATCAAAATGGCCTCTTGACAGGCTCAATTTTACTGATTCCGTTATACAATTCATCGGCAAGCTGTGCCAGACTGTCCGGTGCATCATCGTGCGGAACTTTGCCAAGCTGTGTGAACATCGTCACCTGTTCCATGAACGCCTTGTACTCTTTTGACTGGTGTTTTTCGTCAAGGAAATAGAACCGTTTGATGTCCGGCGCATACTGGATGATTCTTGACAGTTTGCTTTGACCACTTGGCGCACGCTGGCTACGAACAGAGCAGTGATAGCCTTGCTGCCGGAGCTGGCTGTCTACCACGTCACAATATTCGTCACCGCCGTTGTTGGCTTCGCCGCGCACCACGTTGATTTTGTGCTGGATGATTTTGCCCACGACTTCCGGTCTGGTCACGGTCTTATCGCCATTATTGAACACAAGGTCAGGAATGAACACGGCATCACCATACACATAGGCGATAGGGCAAGCGGTGAAGTCCCCGCCGCCCCATGCAATATCCATAACCATGAGCTTGCGATCGGGCTCACCATCAGGCAGAACGCCATTAAAATATCGCAGTTCATCGGCAGGAAACAGTAGGCCTTCACGCACATAAGGCTTGCCCATGTACTTTGCCCACCATGTTGCATCGTCAATGCTGGCTTTCATGTCGGCATAGTAAGCATCGTCAAATCCCACGCCGTAGTCATAATTGAAATTGCTGTGTCCATTCTCGTCCACAGCGGGAATCACCCGGAATCTGTACTTAGGATTGTCCGCATACTGGCTCTGGATGCGCCCCAGAGGGTCAAGCACGTTCCAGCGTGTGCCGACCATCAGCTCTAATGCGCCTTGCTTTTTGCGGTCTTTCAGCTGGTTCAGGTAGGCATCGTACTTGTTATTCAGACGCTCAACATTCAGGCTCTCCTCCAAGTCCTCGATCAGGTCATCACTGTACAGAACGCCGCCCTCGCCAATTTCAACAGCGCCAGTCAGCGTGCCGCCAATAGAGCGACAAGTCAGGGTGGGGAAGCGCTTCTTTCGGTTCAGGTCAACGCTTTCGTCCTTTGCGCTCTTGTCCACAAGTTGAACGTCAGGGAAGATTTTGCTCCAATTGTAAGTCACAGGGTCAGTGATGATGGACAGCACTTCGCCATAGAAGCCGTTTGTCAGCTTGTCGGAGTGTCCGCTCATAACCGATGCAACGTCCGGGCGGTTTCCCATAAGCCATGTGATGAAGAAAATGCACAGCGTACTCTTACCTACGCGAGCCGGAAGACTGACCCCCAAGAAATCTATCCGCTTATAAAACAAGTCCTCTAGGTCGTCTGCCAGCACTTTCAGCACTCTGCGTCTGGGCTGATAGAACTTCTTCTCCGGCGCACGGTTCCATTCAAGGTAGATGCAATAACTGTCGAACACATCTTTTGCTTCAAACAGGTACGTCCGGCCGATAATGTCATAGACCTTCGCCACGTCCTCGCCTGTTTTCATCTTGCTCATCATGGATGCACAGACGGAGCGCAACTCCCCAGAGTATTTGTAAGCATCGAACCGATTGTCTTGCGGCAAGGCATCTCTTAGGTTCACGACCGCCTGAAACCAGTCCTCATAGACCTGTGCTTCGGTCGGATTTTGCTTTGCATACGCTTTGATGCTGTCGATGATAGCGATACACTGCTTTGGCTGCATAAAAAATAGGCACCCCCTACCTGAAAATGTAAAGAGTGCCTACAACTGCACAAAAATCAAATATTCGGTTTTATTCTCCAGCTTTGAAATTGTAAATCGGCTTAATATGCTTTACAATATCAACGGTTGGAGAGATTGCGTTGATGATCTCCTGCGCTGGCTTATATGCCATCGGGCATTCATCCAACGTGGATTCATCGGCTGACGTAGTGTAAATTCCGTTCATCTGCTTTTGATATTCTTCAACGCTGAATGCTTTTTTAGCCGCTGTTCTGCTATATAGTCTGCCAGCACCATGCGGAGCAGAGAAATTCCAATCAGGATTGCCCTTACCAACACAGATAAGGCTTCCGTCTCTCATATTAAGAGGAATAATCAGCTTCTCGCCCTCTCTAGCAGATACAGAGCCTTTTCGGATAATATCATCCGATTCATCAATATAGTTATGAACGGTTTCAAAGAAGGACGCATGGGTCAGCATAGAATCGATTCCAACACCGTCTAAAATGGTATGCATGATTCTTGCTCTATTCATCCTTGCAAAAGCCTGACAAATTCGCATATCATTAAGGTAGGAATCACGTTCTTCGCCTTCAAGATAGCAAAGCTCATTCGGAATATCAGGGAACTGAACATCCAATTCTTTGATTTTTTGCGAGATTTCCTGTTCACGGCCTTGTTTTTTCAGTTCCGCAATCACACGTTCCGTAGCTTCTTTTCTTTTGTTCTTTCCTTTGATATTTGAGATAGCTACATTTTGATGATACTCTGCGACTTGCTTTCCAAGATTTCGGCTTCCAGTATGGATAACAAGATACTGGTTTCCCTCTTCGTCCTCGTCCAACTCAATAAAATGATTGCCACCGCCCAAAGTACCCATGCTGCGAAGAATCCAGTCAACATTATGTAGGCTATCTTTGCAGTCAAGCTGGCTAAGGAAAGAATCTGACATTTTCTGCGATTCGTGAACATTCATTCCAGCCGGAACTCGTTCTCTGATTACTTTATCTAACTTTTTCGGATCGATATGTTCAATTCCGAGTTCAGCGACAAGCATTCCGCAGCCGATGTCTACGCCGACAATATTCGGAATGACTTTCTTGCCCAAATTTGCCGTAAACCCAATTACGCACCCGGAACCAGCATGAACATCTGGCATAATGCGAATTTTGCATCCGTCAACAAAGCTCTGATTACAGAGCATGAGAATCTGCTCAGACGCTTTGTCTTCAATGTTGTCCGTGAACACCTTTGCGGACGCATATTTCCCGTCAATCGTTTTCAACTTGTTCTCCTTTCTTGATTGGTTTTATTCTAGGTTGTGAACACTTTCACCTGTTCTGTTCAGCAATCCGATACCATGTCTGGCGGGTCACGCCAAGCTGTTTGGCAGCATCCGTGACCGTGAGAATGCGCTTCTCCACCTGCTCATGGAGAATGTCAAAGAGGTTGCGGTCATACTCGGTAGGCTTGCGACCTTCCTTGTAATCAGGACGCTGGCTGGCAATTTTCTTGCCCTCTCTGGTGCGTTCAACAATCATGTCGCGCTCAAACTCTGCAAAGGCAAGCATCACCGTGCGAATAACCTTGCCGGTTGGGGAATTGTTCATAACCCCCATGTTCAGGATGTTCACCGAAACGCCCTTATCAATGAACTGGTCTATCAGTTCAAGGCCATTCTTAGCGGAACGGGCAATACGGTCAAGTTTCGCCACGATCAGCGTATCTCCCGGCTGGATTTCATCCATTAGCTTATCCAATTCAGGCCGATGCAGCTTCGTGCCGGTGTAAACATCTGAAAAGATTTTCTGTGCGCCGTTAGCTTTCAGAAGTTCCGACTGGGCTTCAAGACTATTGCCATCAATCGCCTGTCCAGCGGAACTGACACGAGCGTAACCGTAGATCATTCAGATTCACCGTCTCTTTCAAGAACCTTAAGAACAAATTCATCCGATGCAACATCAGCACCAATAGGCTGAATCACGATTTGGTATTTCATTTCTTCCAAGAGCATTGCCATTGTGGACAGCTTCAAATCATCCGCATTAACACGGTTTGTTACATAAGAAGAAACTTCATATTTCATTTGCCTCGCAAGAGATGCAGAAGTATATCCTCTGATTTTCATAACGGAGCGAAGAATGTCCCCTGAATTGACTTTATTTTTGGTTGCGCCACCCTTTTTCTTTTCTGCCATTTTCTTTGAGCCTCTCTTTCAGCCCAATGATAACACATTCTTATGTTTATGTCAACATCTTCTTGTGTTTTTTGCGAATTTTTACTATCAACATGGTGGTAAAACGGCTGTAAACTTTTTCGTTGCTTTACAAACTGTATACTTGAATAGTAGCCTTACGAATTATCGAAAAATATACTTTCGAGCTCTACCATTGAAGTAAACTAATCCGTTTACAAAATCATTATCAAATAACGTAAATTTACGTTAGAATGAGTAAAAATCAGAAATATCTGATGCAAATTATACAAATTGGGCTGTTGACAACTATATACCAAGCGTCTATAATCTAAGACAGCAGAACACACGATAAATTAGCCAACAACGGTAGATTTATCCTTTGTGGCATAAAAAATAGGTCGTCAGCCCCACCGACCAAAGTAGCACTGACGACCTATTCCACCACAAAACAGAAGCTGCGCAACCAAGGGCGCAGTCTCGGTTTCTGTCAATTATTATAGCAGAAGCAGACCGCTTCTGCAATAGAAAGGAGCAAAAAAACATGAACTTTCCAACGACAACCGAAGAATTTCTGAAAACCCTCGCACACGGCAAAGAGCCGACCAGCGAGGACAGGGAGTACGCAGAAGCGCTTGGTAAGCTGTCCGAGCTGAACTACCGGGCAGGGTACGAAGCGGGAGCATCCAAAAAGGATAGCTAATTTTTGTGCAAAATGTAGAAAACGGGAAGATAGTACAGATAGCAGTACTACGGATAGTGTTTCATACCTTGACTTAGCACAAAACATAGTTATACTAATATCACCAACAATCGAAAGGGGGTGGGCTAATATGAGCAATCCTTATGCTGAGAGATACAATCGCACATTAACTATCAGCTTGACGGAACGCCAGTTCAATCACTTGCAAGATTACTGCATCAAGAACATGGTTTCCTTGTCTTCTGCGCTGCGAGAATCGTTCTTCTTGCTTCATCCGATGCTTAATGAAAAGAAATGATACGCTCGCTAAAGTTTGCCGACCACAGCGAACGTATCATCAAAGCCACTGGAACAAGCTGTTCCAGCCTTATTATAGCAGGAATTGGCTTGTTCCGCAAGAACCATAGGAGTTTTTATGGAACAAAAGGTTAAATATGCTATCAATCTTATTAGCGAAAACGGACAAGTTGTCGTTTCCAGCCGTGAAGTAGCGAAGAACTTTGGAAAAGAGCACAAGCACGTTCTTCGCGACATCGAAAACTTGATGGAAGGAGAGCCCAAAATTGGACTGTCCTCTATGTTCTTCAAATCGGAGTACCTTTCAGTCCAAAACAAAGCGCTACCTGAGTATCTGATGAATCGCGATGGATTTACGCTCCTTGCTATGGGATTTACAGGCAAGGAAGCCCTTGAATGGAAACTCAAGTACATTGATGCTTTCAATCAGATGGAGCAGAAGCTGACCAACCCGGAGCCGGAATCCACAGAGATGCTGTTGAGCCGCGCTCTGATTGCCGCTAACAGTGTTATCGACACGGAACGTAAGAAAGTAAAGGATCTGGAAGCGGAAAACGCCAAGATGAAGCCTGATTCCGACTACGCAAAGGCGATGCTGCTTTCCGATGAAAGCCTGACTACCACGCAGATTGCCATGAACTACGGCATGAGCGCACGAAAGCTGAACCAGATTCTTAGAGGGCTTGGCATCCAACATACTGTGAACAAACAGTGGATTCCTTACCAGAAGTATCTTGGAAACGGATACGTTGTCGGGCATCCGATCGAGCTGCCGAACGGCAAGACGAAAGAGGTCACCCGCTGGACGAGAGCCGGTCAGAAGTTCATTTATAGCAAGCTTAAAGAAGCGGGCTATCTGCCTGTTGGCGAGCAAATCAGAATGGAGACGTGCTGATGGACTACTCGGAAGAAATGTTTCGGCTACAAGCTGAGAATGAAGAGCACAAAGCCGTTTTAGAAAAAAGCCATGAAATCCTTAATCAGGCATTAGAAATCATCATGCCAGAGGATAAGCGGTCAAGAGAAGTTGTAAGTGTAGCGCTAGCAACGTCCGTACAACATTTTTGCGAGGACAGCTATTCAATGGGATACAATGATTGTTTGCTCGACATTCTCAGGGAAAAGGAAGAAGTCAGCGCTCCTATCATGTTTCCAACACTTAAATCGTAAATAGCCCATAAGAAAAGCCAGTGGTTAGAGAACATCTAGCCACTGGCTTTTATGTTTTATTCGATTTCTAACATTTTAGATTTCGTAATTTCGCATTTCAAGCTATCTTCAAGAGAAAAGAACCATCCTTCTGGTAGCGTCAAGCCTTTATATCCATCCGCTGCATCCCTAGACCTGCCATGTCCATCCAATCAATATTACACCGACCGTATTCATCTTTTTCGGAAGTCTGAAACTTAAATTGCCCTTCCCCGGAAATTACTTTCAAATCATAGCATCCAATCGGAATGTTTAAGCCAAATGTGTATTTACCTGCACCAATGATTGTTGCCATGTCTTTCACCTCGATTTTTTCTTCTTTATGCTTCTCTAATTCTTGTGGTTTTACTGGATAAATCATCTGCATGATCTCATTTTCCAGTTTCGGCTCTTGTTTGGTTTTTAGTTCAATAGCAATCGGTTGTTGCTGATTAGTCGGTTCTTTTGGCTTTGGTTGCTTTATGTCCTGTTCTTGTAATTTTGGCGACTTTTCTACTGCAACAGATTCTTTAACAGTCTTCTCTACTGTTACTGACTGTTGTTTTGGTTCTTTTTTCTTGCGATTGCCGTGTATTACAGATTTTCTAAACGCTTTTTTGGCTTCTTCCTCCTGCTTCCGTTGCCATATCATATCCGCAAGTTTATCTCTGCCCCACAATTCAACGTGGAGTGTGTTAGCCAGAGATTGAGCGTTTGGCGTAAAGTAAACATTAGTGAATACAACAGCTTTGTCTGCACCGTATCGTTTTTCACCAGCATAGACCTCTTGAATAGGCTTTAATCCAAGATTTTTACTGTACCTCTTACACTGAAACGCCCACTTATGACCGTCCTTATATGCAATCACATCAACACCATAATCGCCGCTTCCTTTTGTCACTTCTACACTCTTAAACCCATCATATTTGAGCATTTCTGCCGTGTAATACTCAAAATCGTGTCCATCCATTACATCAATCTCTTCCATTTTGAGATTGATAGTTCTTCTTTTTTGCGATTCTCCTACCATGTACATAATCGTGCACACAGTAAGAATAACTATAAGCAATGTCATTTTTTATCTTTCTAAAAAAGCCAGTAGCTTTTAGCCACTGGCTTTTACTGTTCAATTATTCTTCTACGAGGTCTGCGTACTTGACTTCAATGCGGGGCAGTTCATCGGTGGTGCTAGTCAATGCTCTGGTGATTTTCTCAAGCCCGGTGAACTCACCGTAGACGTTGATAATATCATCGTCCAGAATCTTCACGGCATTACTGCCACGCTTATCCAGCATATAATACTCGTCATCGGCATAGAATCCGTATCCGCTGTTGTCCGTGTAAGTTCTCCATGCTTTTTCGCTGCCGGAGAAGTTTGCGTCAATAATCTGCGAAACTTTTACCTTGACCGTAATCTTAGTGCCTTCATACTTTTCAGGATAGCGGCACAGCTCTTTATAGTCCACAGTCTGGCACTCAGCCTTGTAGTCATCCTCGCTGATTTCTGGCACAGACGCAACGGAAGAAGCGGTGGATGCACTTGTTTTGGATGTCGCTTTGCTACTGCTTGCGGAACTGTCAGAACTACTGCCAGAGCCGCCAATAGCAGACAGGACAACCAGAACGATGATAGCGATGAACCACCAACGCTTATAGATAGGCGGCTTGTTCTTGCCTCCACAATGAGGGCAGACCTTTGCGCTTTCGGCAATTTCTGCGCCACAGTGCTTGCACGTTGTCATTTTACTTTTAGCCATTGTAGATTCCTCCCTTTCAAGGCTTGTAAGGCAAGTATAGCACATAACACAGACCCTTTGTAGGGGTCTTTTTGTTTTTGCGGGAAATTTTTGAGATTGGCGATAGGGGTGGGGTGTTTTTTGAGCCTTTTTTATTTTTTCGGTGGTGACGGGATTCACCTGCCCCACCCCCGGCGTTCCCTGTATACC